ACCACCTTTTTGTATATAGGCTACTTCTTTTTGGTATTCTATAGTTAACTGTGCGTCTTGAGCTTTTTTAATTATGCGTTGTTCTAAAGCGTTGTCTTTGTATATTTTTACAAAAAATCTACCTTGATATTCAGGTTTATTTTCAGATCTAGATTGATATATTGCTATGTCTAAAGGCACGCCTGTTTGTCCTTCTGGTATAAATTCTAAGCTGTCATCAGTGGGGAATCTAAGTTGAACTCTATATATATTACCTTGTTTTTTTATCCATTCTATTTCAAAATAATCAGATATATTTGAACCAGAAAGTATTCTACAAGAAAGATTGTTCTCTTTGTTTAAATCAGCTAATCCACCACCGGATCCCGTACCGTCTTCTTTACCGTCAAAATCATCTTCGGGTATTTCAAAAAACCCTTTGTTAACTTGAGGGTATCCCGATCCCGTAAACTCTGTAGTTTGCCTACCAGCTTGGTGCCTTCTTATTTTAACAGCATCTGGCGCTTCGTTTGATATAGCTAATATCTTATATCTAGCAGATTCTTCAATAAACGAATTGTTGTCATGCTCTTTTTTAAGCTCTAAAAACGTTTCTTCGTCGACTTTATTCCTGTCAGCAGACGGGAAAGACAACCATACACTACCATCTTCTGGCAGATAAAATCTATCTAATGCTAAGTTATAATACTCGTTAGATGTTTCTTTTACATAAAACTTGTAATGTGTTGCCCACTTTGGTGGGTTTGAAAGCATGCCTATTTCTATAGTATTGTATAGGTCTGCAAATTCTTTTGCTAATGATCTACCACCACTATCATTTGTAAATACCGGCGTTTGTCTGCCGTATTGGTCTAAATATACCACGCCCATTTGGTAGGTACGCATAGACTTTAAAGACGGCACCGGTGTAGATCCGTCAGGATCCGATGCTACATTTATAAATTGCCCTGGATTATCTGGGTCTTCAATTATATCTTCATTTTTTGTTGGATCATGTACAATACTAAACTCAAAGTTTGGTATAACCTCACTGCTAGCGAAGTCAACCATGTCAAAGTTTTGTGTATAGTTGCCATATATGATTCTATTTCCGGTAATTTCTTGAGCTAACGCTTTTTTAGGAACGTTATCATAAGGTCTTAGCAATTGGTTAGACGGTAATAAAGAAGATATAAGCTCTGTCTCTATTTTAATTCTGCCGCTATAGCCTGTTGCTCCACCTTCTTGATAGCTTGTATCATTCCATTGATTATATGATTGGCCAGGTAAATTTGGTGCGGTTTTTTCTATAGTATCAACGCGGTATACATTAGTGCTGTTTGATTCTTTATAAAGTATATCTATAGCTATTACATCATCAGGAATGTTAGGCGTAATAAAATCTCTCACTTCTAACACTCGTATGTTATTAGTCATGGCTAAGTTATAACCATCAACGCCTGTATACTCAAATTCATCACCTGGTATAAATGCTATCTCTGTAAAAGGAGAAAATGTGGAAAATTGGTTATCATCGTATTTATAACGATATGCGAAGCGAGGAAATTTAAACTCAAATAATGGATCGTCCTGTTCCAGCTTTACATCAAACCCCTGTGGCCCCGGGGGTAGATCTTCGCCTACGCTTTGTAATTCACATATAACCTGCGCTTCTGAAACAACTTGTGTAACTTTTACTCTAGCCTGGAATTCTCTAAGAAAATTATCATCATCATCCGATATTGTTAATAATAAAAAGTCACCTGCTATATAGTCTACTGCGTTTGTCCAGGTTAAAGTTATAACAGTCCCGAAGTCCATTGAGATTGTTTCATCAGGATCGTCTTCTGGGTCAGTAGACAGTGTGTTAAACTCAAATGTAGTAGTTGTTTCTATCTTACCGTCTCTAACAGTATTCTTTTTATATATAGTTGGCCGTAAAAGAGGCGATTTTTTTATAACAGTAATATCAGCTTCTATGAAGTTTCTGCCGAATATTTGGGTGTGTGTAGCAAAATCAGATGAACCCTCTTTAAATTTTTTTATTTCAATTTTTTTAGGTTCTGTTTGATTGTCTGTAAAAAATAAAAACCCTTCGAGTATGTTTACACCCGTAATTAAAAAGTTTTCATTAAACCCAAGTATACCGTTTTTATCAACTAAAATAGGGAATACAACATCTCTTATTTGGTCATATTCAACAATAGCATCTACGCTCTGTGATGTGATAAACCAATATATCTTTTCTGTGGTCGCGTCTTTTACAGTACCTATACATTTAGCGTCAGCAGGTATATAAGCCAGTCCAGAGGCTGCCCAGGTAGTATGTAGCGTAGTTATATCGTTTAAAGTACGATTGACCATTTGAACATTACCAACCAATGTCTGCAATGCACCGACGTCTGAGCCTTCGGATGTAGCTACCTCTAGGTTTAACGCATCCCTATACTCGCCATTTGGAACTAAACGCTCATCAAGGTCTTTATTCATTTTACCCTTGAGAAACGTATGAATCAATTCTGGCATATTCTAGTGTTTTATTTGCTTAGACTTACCTCGCATAACCTGCGTTAGTTCTTCTAGCTTAATATTTGATAACCTTAATTTAGCATTACGCTTTGATGCTCTTGCTTCTTTTTTATATCTTTGCACGATGTATTCCGGCGTTGCAGGACGAGTAGATACTATAGCGTATGCTATATATTTATATAAAGCATCTTCTGCAAACTTATGGATTTTGCTTTCCTCATCAGTAGCAAGCCCGTCTGACACATACTTTATTGATATTATTTGCCCTACTATATTTGAACTGAAGTGCATTACTCCTCTAACGGGGTCTATAAAAAATACACCATTACTTTGCGAATGCTCGGGATCTAATCCGTATCTACGACCTTGCGATGCGCCTTGTATAAGATCGGCGTTGTTCATATTTTGAAAATCTGTTTCAGGCGTACTGCCGGATCTTTCTGACTTTCTAAATCTTTTAAATGTTTCTGAGGGTGTAGCGGTAACTATCTCTCTACTTTGTTCATCGAATATATATTCATATTCGTTATCCTGTACGTATGGCACTGGATCACCTGTTTTTCTTGCAGGGTATAATATTCTTTCTATACCAGATTCATCTGTCATTGCAACTTTTACATAGCCAACAAAGTCTTGAGGCAGCGGCACATACAATGTAGGTCCAACCTCTACTTCAATCCATTTAGAAGATGGTAATATATCAAAACTCATTTCGGCTAATCCACGCTGTGCATGGAAAGCTACATCAGTTCTTTTAATTTTGCTAACTAGTTTACCTTCGCCAACATAAGATATTATAAAGTTATTTATAACGTCTTTTAAAGAAACAGCCTGGTAATCACCGTAATTTTCATCGTAACTATTCCATATGCCATCTGGCCCTAAATAGTACTGCTCATTATTTTGATATAGTAAACCCATCTATTATGCTTTTTCTTGTTGTGTATTCTTAACTTCTTCACCGGCTGCTATTTGATACATTTGAATATCTTTAACAACTAACCCGGCTAATTCTAATACTTTTATTACAAGCTCAGTTTCTTCTGACGGATGTAATTCAAAGTCCTGCGAGTATGTAGCGTCATATAGCGCTTCGCCATATACCATTTGGTATCTCCATTCAACCTTAGCTGGCTTACGTATATAATTACACTTTACAGCGGAAGTTAATTCGGTATTACCATACACGTTAATATTACCGTTTTTTGATATATATATAGGGCGTATATTTTTAGGCTTAGTTAATGGCGAAGAGTTAATATATAAAAACTCATTTCCATTAATTCGCTCTGCTTCTATATCTTCGTTAAGAGTTTGTCTATATATAGTAGGATTCTCTTCCGGGAAGTTTGCCGGCTGAGTAGGCGATGGGTAAAGATCCCTTATGGTAGTGTTTGTAAATATAACAGTACCAAGCCTGTACATATCCGTAGGGAGCGGAAAGTAACTATTTGTTTCGTCGTATGTTAGATCTCCCTGAGTTTCGAATACGGCTATTTTTTTATTCAGTATATCAAGCATGTCCGAGTATTCTGTATCATTACCAGGTGTTCGGCCAAATTGATTTATATCATAAAAATACTGCTCAAATAAATCTAATTGAGCTTGATTTGCAAATAAATTAAATTCCTGAGGCGTAACATACCCTCGTTGTTCTTTATTGAGTATGCCTAATACTCTTTGATAAACAGTATCTATACTTACGCTCATATTTTTTTATTTATAGTAATTAGGCCACCCATAAGATGGCCTTACCACTATGAGTGACTATTTAAGTCTTTTTTCAATTGCTTTATAAACTTCAACGCCTTCGTCCGTTTTAAACCATGCTGCTAATGCAGAATATGGGTTTTCATCAAAAGGAACAGTCATAAGCTTTCTATCGCCGTCTCCATATGTAAATGTTCTTTGGTCTTGCGATAATTTTACTATGCCGTTTTCAACAGCTTTAATACCAAAGTTTCTTAATTGCACGTTATCATCATTTGCTAATTCAACAAACAATAATGGATTACGTTTTGCAAATATTAAACCGTCACGTTTTAACTCGCTGCTTGATAGTTCGTTTACTTTAGATCCAAATTGAACTCTTAATATAGCTTCTATTTGGTCAATGTCTAACGCTTTAGCCAAGTTGAGTGCAGTTATTTCAGCTTCAATCCAATCTAATTGATTCGCAGCTTGCTGCTGAGGCTTATACTCTTCCCACACCTCGTCTTTCATAGGGTGGTACAATGATAACAGCTTTTGTAATACTTGGTTTTCTTTTGGAACATTCAATGCTCCATTTCTAAAGACAATACGCCCTAACGTTGCCGGTCCTTTTTGTTCATCTACAAAGGGTGATGGTTGGTTAGTTGCATATTTTAATTCTCGTTGATACCCTTTATCAGCATCAAACCAAAGTAATGGTTTTCTCCCGCTGTGTTTAGATGGTACCGTAAATACTAATGGACGCTTGTTGTTTCTAAGCGTATATAGTCTATCTTTAACTTCCCAAGATTGCTCTACAACCTCGGTTTCTTTCTTTTTTGCCATGATATAATATAATAAAAATGTTAAAAGTAATAACTACCCCCGTCAGTTCAACGAGGGTAATTACTACAAAGGTTTTAGCTTGTCGCTTTCAACAATACGAAGTTGTTAGCAGCTTGAACACACAACGCTCTTTCAGATAAGAAGTGTACGTTCATTTCGTCAGCGTCAGAAGTATAGTTACCTCCTACTGATCCAGTCACCCAAGACTTCATTCTACGGTCATCAGCTTCAGAAGCTCTGTAGCGGATGTGTAGGAATGGACGTGAGATGTTCTTTCCGAGTTGCTGATCGTAAACTGTAGAAGTACCAGCAGGAACTAGTACACCTTCAACATCTGCAACTAATCCACGAGTTGTAGAATCGTTTAGATATTTCCAGTCAGTTTTATAGAAATCGTAAGAACCTCTACGGAATCCTGAGAAACCTAGGTTAAGTGCCATATCTTCTGAATTGTCAAATACACCGTAAGATGTACCTCCAGCTCCATAAGAATTTTGAGCAGCCAACATATTGTCAATAGCTAGTGAAGTACCGCGATCTAAGAAAAGCATGTTTTCTTCGATTGATCCTTGCTTGTCTAGCTCAGCCAAAATAGTGTCAAAGTCAGCAAGACCTGCGCCTGCAGCAGCTCCGAAGTCAGCGTCAGTATAAACTAATCCTCTTTCTTCAAGAGCAGCAAATAGACCTTCAGATCCAGTTACGTTTGTACCACCGCCAAATCCAGCAGCAGCAGTAATATCACGTACATTACCTGCACCATCTGTTGATTTTTCTGCTTCAACCATAGCCATTTCAAGTTGATCTTCGAAACGGATACGAGCTTCGTGCTCAGACTTTAAGTACCAAAGGTAACCAGAAGTTCCAGCTTCAGTAGTTACTTCTACCCAACCAATTTGAGCAACATCAGAACCGTTTACATTATACTTGTCACGCAAGATAATTGGTTTGTTGTTGAAAGTTGTGAAAGAAGCATCAATTGAATTACCAGCTTTTTCAGTTCCTTTAGCGTACTCAGAACCGTAAACAAATACTTTTACGTCGCCTCCAGTGATAGTTAATCCTGATGCGTCGCCATAAGTATCTACAGTTACAGCCTGCCCCACTACGTCTTGTACATATGCTTTTTGCGTTGTAAAGCCTTTAGATACAACAAGTGTCATTCCTTTTCCGATCAAGTGACCTGCAGGGAATGTCAAAGTTGTAGCGTCTGCTACAGCAACATCATCATAAGCAATGTGTAAACGTCCTTGTTCTGACCAAGTAATTACGTCAGAAGCCATAGGCATTTCAGCGCCTACCATACGTAAAAATCCAGAAATAGTACGATTTCCATATCGCTCTACTTCTTTCTCATATACCTCAGGCAAAAATTGTTGCGTGAAGTCTAAGTCCGCGACAGAAAGGTAGTTGTCTCCAAACAATCCCTTAATAGGTCGTGGTGTTAAATGTGCGAGAGCTGTTGGGCTCCCAGTAAAAGATCCAGCCATTTTATAAATTTTTAATGGTTATTATTTTCGTTTTTTAACTTTAAAACTACTCGTACTTACTGCATCACTTTCAACCGTGCGTATTGTCCAACCATTTTGTGTTGTTACTTTTTCGTGTCCCCGTCTCGGGTCCATATCAACATTTTTGGTTCTTGACATGCTATCTTTCACTGCATCGGCCTTGCCTTGCTCGTAAAAGTGGTTTGCAATTGCATCAGCATTCATAGCTGTGAATAAAGACTTATGATAACCCTTAGCGTCTGACATTTCATTTTTATCGTTCAAGAACTTCTTGACAAAATTATTAATGTCGCTTTGAGTTTTCTTTACATCTCCAGTATTTTTAATTTTAAACCTATACTTCTTGTCCCCAACAGAATAATCAAAACCTTTGAAATTCTCATTAAAAACGTTTTCGGTTTCAGTTAAAAATATTTTCTTTTGCGATTCAGCCATTTTAGTGACCTCTTCGTTTTCTTTATTGTAGCGGTTGAAAAATTCAACTGCCTTTTGCTGGTCCTGTGTTAAATTAGATCCAGCTTTAATATTTTCGTAATATTTGCCCTTTAAGCTTTCAAGATGTTTTTTAGCTTTAGCAGCTTCTTCTTTAAAAGCTATTTTAGCTTTTCTAATATCCCTTGGCTCATCTAGCTCTTCATCATATGAAAAGTCTTCCATAAGAATATCAATATCTTCTTTGTCTAAATGAGGCTTTGTCGTTTCGTAAAATTCACGAATTAACTGTGCTTCATTTAATTTAGAATAATCAGTATTTAGTTTTACATAATCATCCAAACTTCCGCCTGTTTCATTCATAAAGTCTACAACTTTTTGAATATTTTCCGGGAGTTCAACGCCTGTTTCATTTGACTCAGCCACGGCTTCTTCAACAATCTCTTTTGTTTCTTCAACTGTGGGAGCGGGCTCTTCCGCTACTTCATCATCGACTATTTCTTCTAGCGCCGCTTCTTCGGTTTCCCGTACTTCTTCAACCACTTCTTGGCTGTCTGACGTGTCTTCGGATTCTCCGACAATAGCATCGCCGTCATCTGTGCTTTGCTCTTGAACGGCATCTTCTTGTGGATTATTAAGTTTACCTAAATCTAATTTTATTGTACCATCTTCAGCGACTGATGCGCCAGTATCTGGTTTTTCTTCAACAACTTCGTTTTCAGCTGTTGGCTGTTCTTGAGTGTCTTCTTGTACCTCAAGTACTTCTTCTTGGTTTTCTGACATGATAAAATATTATATAATTGTACATTACTATTATTACTTAGGTTCAAAGGTTCCTAAGTCAAACCCTCCGCCAATTATATCGTTTCCGCCGGATTCGAAGTTTTTTGGTGGTGTATTGTTTTTCCTTTGCTCAATTAATTCACTTTGTTGTGTAGCTTCCATTTTTGAGCGATCGTCTTTGCGATCTTCTTTTTTACTTTCGCGTTGCTTATAAAGTTCAGTTTCCATACCTTTAAGCTGCATGTTGTAATCAAACTCTTGCGCCATTAAAGCTTTCTTTGCTTCAACTTCTGCTTGCAACTTTTGCAGATCCAGTTCCCCTTCTAATTGTTTTAGTTGCGCTTTTTGCTGCGTTATAGCCGCTTGCTTTTGTATTTCAGCTTGCGCAGCTACTTGCTGAGCTTGTGCATTTGCCTGTGCCTGTGCTTGCATGTTTTGCTGCTGAATGGCTTGATCTCTCTCTTGTTTTTTCTTGCGCTTAATTTTTAACAGCTGATTAGCTAATTTTAAATTTTGTACTTGACGTATATCTATAGCATCATCCAGGTCTATTAAACCTGCTGACAATGCTGTTTGTATATTGTTCTCAAGCATTTGTTTTTCTTCCTCATCCGGCATAAGCGTTAAAAATATACCAAAGTCATATAAGTGTAAATTACTCATCTCTGAAAGAGTAGCCACATTATGAGACCCTATTTTTTGTATAAATGCCTCTTTCGCTGGTGAATACTCTATAATATCAGAAACTCTTAACGATAAGCATTCGGCTAAATGAGCTGTTATATTTAAGCCTGCCTCTAATATATGCCTTGTAGCTGTATTACTATTTGCCGCGGCTATTTTTTGTATACCTACTAAAGCCTTACCGTCGGGCATACTGCCGTCTCTTGCTTCATTCAATCCGGTCACGTCGCGGATCATTTGCAAATAATAGTTGTAGGTATTTATTAAAGCCCCTAGCTTATTGCCGCCGCTACCGCTTGTAATTTCTTGAATAGGTATTTTACCCGGGTTCATATCCCCATCTTGCGTAAATGATCTACCAATTACAGAACCTGTTTGGAAAAACATATTTAATGCTTCCTGCGGATTATAGTTTGTGCCGTTACCTAAATCAATTTCAGCCAAACCATCTGCGTCTAAATAAACGCCATCTGGCACCATTCGCGATAGCAATTGTTGTAACTTTAAATGTGTTAACTGAACCATATCAGCAAACCCTGTAATACGATCAACTAAAGATTCAATTTTGCCTTTGTACATTCTAGGCGCGTTAATGCTATAATTTAATAACACTTTTGAGCTATCACTTTTTGGGCGCATCATATTTTTAGCAAGCTCCCATTGTAATAAATAGTCGGTGCCTAATATTAAAACTCCCTCGTATAACACCTCAATAGATCTTGATAGTTTGCCATACTGCTGCTCTAACACTTCAACTGGAGGATCAAATGTATCGTCTCTTAATAAAACTTTAGATGCGCCTGTAGCGGTCTCTTTAATTTTATATACTTCGTTCATGTACGTTTTGTAATTGAAATACAATACTTGAACTGTATTAGAATCCGTTTCATTATAATTAGAAAGTGTCCTATCGTAAAACCCGTTATTTTGATAACCCGTCTCAGATATTCTTTTTAAATCTTCATCTGTTAAATCGGGAAACTGTTTCTTAATTTCGTTAATAGGTACGTTTTTAACCTCGCCGCAATAATATATATCATCAAAATAAGGTGAATCAGTATACGACCAAACTAAATTAGCAGGATCAACATAATCAATTACAACACTTTCTGACTTACTAAATCTATTTTTAACAGCGCCAATACCTATGGTGGTTAAATCATATATTACTCGCTTTTTTGTTAAATCATAATTATTGCCATCTAATAATACATTTATAGCTTGCTCTTCCGCAATCTCTACAGCCTGTTTGTAGGTAAGCTGCATGTGTACATCCAATTCTTCTTGAGAATCGGGTAACATTTCTGGAGGATTTTCATATAAGTTAACTCCAAAGTTTTCTTTTGCAAAATCATTTATTTCTTTGGTCTGTATGTCTCTAACTATACTTTGCAAATATTTTGTACGTTTTGAAACTCCATACGGATCTTGGGAATATGCTTTTATATCAAAAGCTCTTTCTGAAATACCGTTTACAACAATATCAACAAACTTAGGTATAATAGGAACTGGTTTCCAATCTATATTTAAATATGATAAATCACCGTTAATAGATAATTCATCTTTATATTTTTGTATTGATTGCTCACCTCTAGCGTATAGTCTTAATCTATGAAATGTATTTTGATTACTTCTATATCTATTAGTACCAGAATCGGACTTAAACCATTCGTCTTGAATTGCCCTACCGACTCTTAAACCATATTCAGGCGACATTTTTTCTTGGTCGCTAGCAACTTGGCTTGGAAAAAAACTATTTATAACTGACTCAGCCATACTTTATTTTATTATTTCCGATATTCCACCGGTGTTTTTGTATCTTGCAATACTTAAATTTAACTTTGGTTTCTCAACTCTTGGGTTAGGCCTATATAAGTGCCGATTGCATGCCATTATCGCTAACCCTGAACTAATAGCCGCATCAAATTTTGTTCTTTTGTTTATATCGAACTTAGCCCAATCGTTTAAAGTGCGGTTAAAGTACATTGTCCCGTATTCACCATCCCCTTTAACACCAACGTGGCTTTGTATATATGTTTCGATAGCAGCAGCGTGTGCCTGCTTAATATCTTCACTTGAGTTAGGTATACCGCCTATTTCTTTTTCTGCAACCGAAAGTTTGTTATATAACTTATCCGGTCTATTCATAGAGTAACCTCTATAGCCTCTTCGCTTTAAGTAATAAAGCAATCGAGGTTTGTTATTTTCACAAAGCAATGGCATTCCGTAAAATACTAAAGCCATAAGTACATCTTCAAAAAACATTTCAGCCGTTTGAGGCCTAGCTACATATTCCAAAAAAAATGTGTTTGGCGGGGCATCTTCCATACTAAAAGTTGTTAGCCCGTGCAAAGACCCTTTAGAACCTTGTCCGTCTGTGGTTCCCGATATATCGTAGCTATCACACCCAAAAGCACCTATGTGTTCATTGCCTGGATGCTTTATACCATTTTTAATTACCTGTTTATTTTGCAATGCAACCTTAGGTACCCAAGAAACTTTAAATCTACCATTAGGGTTTGGGCTAAACATTACTTTGGAATCTTTAACGCCATGTTCCCAATTAAAGCTACCCGTTGTTATAACACCTGAGCTTTTTAAATCTTCGTTGTAATCTATTTGTTCGTATATTTTTACTAAGTTAAATATACTATTTTTAGTTTCATCTCGAAACGCGTGCTCCTCTGTACGCGGGAACTGCCTGTAAAACTCATTTAAAGCATCCTGGTCGCCTTTTAATCCTTCGACCTCATTATCCCAGTGTTCAATAACCCCGACCTCGATAGCGTCGCCGTGTGGGCCAATGCAATCTGCTGATGGGGTTTCGAATACAGGCATTCCATAAGAATCAATGAACCCCTCGTAGTTCCATTCCATAGGTATGAACAAAGAATATAATCCTGACTTAGTTTGTCCATTGCGGTTTCTTTTTGTAACGTCTGAGTCATTGTAAAGTTTTTTAAAGTTTTCGCCACCTTTGTCTAGCGCGTTTGATGTTGATCCCATCATACACTTACCTATAACTCTGCTACCTAATCTTAATGTAGTTTTTGTTACGCGCCAGTTATTCAATATGTTATCTGGCTTTTCCCACTTACCGCTTTCATCGTGTACTAACAGTTTTAGTTTTTCACCATCATAGCTGTTATCACCTGTATTTTTCCAGTCAATAGTTGTATCTAATCCTTCTAACAACTCTTGATCCTGTTTGTTTTGTATTGACTTCCTTGTAAGCCTTGAAGCTGGTATTCTATACGCTAGCTCTGTTTTCGGACGGTCCATACCGTCTTGTATTGGCTTAAAGAAAAATGGATAGTTTACAGATATTGGTACTACCTTGTCTGTAAACATTTTTTTAGCGTCAGAACCGGACTTTGATAATATTCCGAATCGCGCATCGCTTGATATTGTGGCCATGTTAACGGTCTCACCGCTTGCCATGAATGAAAATCCCGAACGTCTATTTTTGAGGTAACACATGCCGTAGCATCTCTGGTCTGCTTTGCAAGCTTCCCAAAAGATGAAGAATAATCTGTTGGCTTCCCTAAATTCTGGGTGCCCAACGTCAATTTTAGACCATTGCAAGTACATAAAGTGAGTGCCAGTAACGTAAGTGCCCACACCCTTATTATTGAACCAATGGCCATCTTCGCGGCGTCTGAATTGTTCATCTATATATGGTTCCCATTTTTCTTTAAAGTCGTCAGGATAATCGCGCCAATCAAAAACGCTTTGTATTCGTTTTAGTTCCTTTGGCAATTCCTCAACAACCCATCTGTCATTTGATTTATTTATTTTAGCTGGAGTTTTAGGTAACGCTATCTTTAAATTTTGTATCTGATATATGTCACCTATTTGACCGTTTTTGCTTATAACAACAATATCATGCTCTTTGTTATAACCGTAACTCCATTTTTTGCTTTTATTTAACCTAGATATTGTGGTTTGCTTTATGGGTGTTATTATGCTATATAAAGTTTGCTCGTACATTACTTAGATCGTCTTTCCGCAAACCCTGAAAAAGCTTTTTTCTTTTCTTCCTCTACAGGTTTATTTTCAAGTATAGCTTCTTCTTCTTGAATACGTGTTAATATTTCAAACGCATCAAATATAGCTAGCTTTTTTGTAGCAGCAGCGTTCTTAAGTCTATCAGCGGATATATCATCGTCTGAATCAACTATAGGTTCTTTAGCTACCTTTATTAACTCCTCAACTGCTCGCTGCCCAGCTTGGATTATATTCTTCTTCGTCTCCTTGATATTCATATTTGATTGTAATTAAATTTGTTGGAACACGATATAATTTTTCTTTATTTATAATAAACTCGTACTCTGCGCCAGGTCTAAAGCCTACAAGATCACCTTCTTTAACACTTTTCAAACTAGGGTCCTTATATTTAAGCACTCCCATTAATGGTTTTTCAAAGTTGATTGAAAACATTTTATTTTCTTTTAGCGGCTTAACAAAGTTAAACCCATCCAGCGGTATCCACTTATATATACGCTTGTACGCAAATATTTGATCTGGTGAAACAAAATACATATTGTCTTTATAATAACTCCTGCTATTTTTTTCTTCACCTCTAATATCTCGAAACCTGCGGAACACATTGTGGTGTAGTATAACCTCATCACCTTTGCGTATACCCGTCAGATTTGTTGCTGGCGTAGCCATAACAATACCTATTCTTGAAACAAAATTATGATTTTGTAATTCTGTATTAAGTATTAATTCTTGGTCACCTATTGTTTTTGTATTGTTATACCTATCTTCTTTAGGCATAATAACAAAATCAAAAACACCTTTCATTAGTAATCAATATTGTACTCTATGGCTATTGCCATATTTTTATTGAAATCTTTCCAAGGTATTACGTCGCTACCTTTTTGAATATAGATAGAATACTTTTCTTCTTCTTCTATAATATTAACTATGGTATGACCGCCATACACTTCCTGGCCAACAGAATAGTGCATGGCGTCATTTTTATAGTCTTTCCCTATACTAATCTTCCTTAGCAGGCTCACGTAATTCGCCGGTATTAATATCAATCACCTTGTCTCCATACTTATCTTGCAACTCTTTTTGTTGCTCATCAAGCTTTGTTTTAACTTGAGCAAATGTATGTAGCAGCTCATGCTTTTGTAATTCTAATCCGCCGATCTGCGATTGAACACTATTTAATTGTTTAATAATGTTTGTTAGAACTTCTAGTTCTTCTGCTGTTAGTTTTTCAGGTACTAAATTTACTTCTTTTGCCATTTGATTTAATTTAATTATTATTGCTGGATTTCTTTGCTTTTTCCCAGGTACGCCCAACAAAATACGCCCCGTAGACTGTTATTAATAAAGATTGAAAAATTGGTATATAGTCTTCAGCTATTTTAAACTCTCCTATATTACCATCAAAAAAACATAGCGCTGTAAATATAACAGTCAAATATATAAGAACCATAGGTCTTATGTTTTTAGATAAAAACGAATCTGAATTCATATCCGCTTCCCATCTTGCTGTTACTTGCTCTTGCGCTTCTTTATCTGCTTTTTCTAGTATCTCAGTTATTAATCGCTGAGCTTCTAATTTTTCTTCTTTAGTTGTAGTTAATTTATCAATGACATCACCGACTTCTTTAATTACTCCGCCGGTAAGCCATTCCCATATTTTTTTCATTACTATTTTTTCTTAGCTTCTTTTACAATAGCAGCATAAAGACCTGGATTTGGCTCGCTACCGCTTGGGCCAAATTTATCTGTTTGACCTTTTGTTTGCTTAGCAGTTGCTTTAGGAGGTTCCTCATTGCTTTCTGGCTGCTCATTGCTTTCTGGCTGCCCATTACCTTCTTTAATGGAATCCATACCTTCTTTTAAAGGCTTGGTTATATCTACAAATTTGTCGTGGTGGACGTCGGTCATTAAACTAGAATCTGCGCTGTAATCTATTTCTGCTTTCTTTACTGCAGAGCCTATATCCAGTAAAGGGTCTTGTACTTTCATTCCCTTATTTGTGGAATGTTGAATTCTTGCTGTAATTGGTTTATTATATCCCATTGTATTATTTTTTATAAGGAAACATTTTGTTTAACTTTTCTTTACGATGCTGACATCCACAGGGAATGTTCAAACCCTCAGATACCTTATCAACCACGGTTTTAATTCCTGTGGCTTTAGTAATTTTTTCCACTGTATCGCCTAAACCTTGTGATTTCATAATATTAGCATTTCCATCTGCGCCTTGCAGCGCAAATTCTTTTCTTTGGTGTTTTTGAACAGTTGATACCGTGTTGTTTCATTTGGCCTTTTGATCTAGCGCAATAAGACGTCCGTCTTTTACCACCTCCTGGTTGAGGAGCCTTAAGATTACCACCTGTCTTTTTATTGTAAGCTTTCCGGCCAGCAGCTGTCATACCGGCGCCTTCTTCAGCTGTCAAGAAATGTCTACCTTTTCCCTTTGTTGTCTTACGGAGCTTTTGCACCATAGAACTTGCTGGTTGTTGATCGTACATATCTTATTTATTAAAATAGTTTTTTTGAAGTGGCGCGGGTTTTTTGCCTCCACGTAATAAGTTGCCGACAAAACTACCTTCTTCTTTTTTCCCAAAAACACCTCTAAGAGCATTACCTACAGCAGTGCCATTTTCTTTTTTCCCAAAAATATCTCTGGCTATATTACCTACAGTAGTTCCATTAGAATCAGGAGCGTCAGCTACTTTTGTTGATGAAACTTGCGCATCAGCTGTTCTAGTCGCTGCTTCTTTAGGTGTTTCTACAATGCTCGTTGTACTAAACTCGCTTGTGCCTATACCACCCTGATCACGTTGTAAATTTCTGAGAGCTTTTCTGTCCTTTATAAGATTTAAAACGTCTTGCTGTCTTTGCTCGTTAGATGCTTGCCTATCGCTTCTTTGTTTTTTTCTTAAAGCACGTTTGTATTGCCCTTTGCTTTTGTACCCTTTGCTTTCCCAATCTTCATCAGTTATTGATTTTCTTTCTGCGCGGTCTTGTCTACGTTCAGCTTGTTTAGATAGTCTATTTAATATTTTTTCACTGCGAATATCTTGTCTTAAACCAAAGCTACTAGCACCTTTAGCTTTAGTTTGATCAGGAGTAAATTCAGTTTCAGTTTCTGTAGCGCCTTCTGAACCTGGCGTTGTGATTGTTACTTCTCCAGGTCCCCCGGATACGCCAGTGGCCGCAACCATACCAGCTTCGAATCCTTCAGGATCTTTTTTACGCTGCGCTTCTCTGTCCGCAACGTAGGCATTATAATCTTTGTACATACCAGTTGTTCTCACACCATCTATGTCTTGATCATAAGCTTCTCTATACGAAAGCCTTTTATTTGTTTTAGTGGTTCCCCCTGAACCTGGACTAATTATGCTTGTTCTGGTTTCGTCGCCTACAATGGCCCTAGAGTCGCCAGTTGGTCTTATAACGTCTGATGAAACAGACACCTTTTGTATTTCGCCAGAGCCAACTTGTTTAACCGCTGAATTCTTCGCGCATGAACGAGATGCTATTGCTGTAATTGGGTTTGCCATAATTATTATGCTTTTTTAGCCTCGGCTTCCCATTCAAGGTTACCGCCTTCCGGCTCATTTGTTGTTTTATTTACTATTCTTCCACCAAGCCGCTGATATACTCTAGCTGGTGACTTTGTATCTTTTTTCCAAGTGACTTCTTCGTTTGTGTATTGCAAACGCCCTGTTATCATTTGGTCGTGATGAGCATTCTCTTCAGGAATAGAATCACGCTTTTCTTTTTCACTTGCATTTTCATTTACAAATGTGGTGCCGTCGCGATTAGCTTCAGCTATAATACCATCGCCTAAATCTTTTTCAAACACTGGCCTACCAAACTCAGATAATTCTTCGTTGTAGCCGAAAAGCTCGCCTTTAGACTTTAATTTAAAACTCATTAGTAATCGGTATAGCTTTTAATTTCTTTTTTAGCTTCTTTAAATTTTTTACGCTGTTCTTTTATAAGACCTTTTTTAACTTTACGTAATTGTTTTTTGTCAACAGAGGTATTATTTTTAGGCTTAATAGAACTCATGTCAGCGTTGGACGTTGGCATGCTGTTGTCTGTATTAACGATACCTTTTGATTCTAAAGTAGATACTTTTTTTGTAGGTAATCTTTTTAGTTCTTTACTGTACGTTTGCTTAGGCTCTGATTTAATAATTTCTTTGCTCAAAGGCTTTAGCTTCTCCGCGATCATTTCTTTGCCCAAAGGCTTTAATTTCTCCGCGTTTATCGATTTGCCTGTCTGCTTAGCCGCGGCTTTTGGTGCACCTAGTCTATTTGGCCCTATACCTTTTGGTCCCATACTATCTTTCTTTATCGTTAATCATATCGTCAATAGCTTTGTTATAAACTTTATCGGTATATGTTTTGTTTTTATAAAATGTACTTCTCTCAGATGTTGGCAAATCTTCTTCTGCTAACATTATTCTGTATATTCTTTTAATTAGTAGCTTACACTTATTCGATGTTTTATAAACAGCATACTTAGACGTAGTACGGTTTCTTTCTTTAAATACATCAATCCAGCCATTCCGCCTTAAGCGTTCCCACCGGTTTTTATCCCAGCTGTAAGTGTAAACACCGTTAATAAAATCATTACGTGTAAAAAGCTTTTTGCAATCTAAGTATATAAGAAGCTCTAAATCTGCGTCTTTTAAATCGTAAGTCTTACAGGCCCATCTTCTGATAAGCCTGTAATACTTTAACAAATTCATATCTTGCAGGTCAGTTCCAGTTAGCCTCATTCTATAAGCACTATATCTGAAATTTTCAGCACATAATACAAATGATCGTTCCATTCTATTCCATGCCCAGCGTGTTTGTCATATCTAACAAAATCACCGTCTTGCAGTATATCTATTTGATCACCTATACTTATTACTCTACCTTTAACGTAACGAACGTCTTTATTTTGTTTTTCAGTAAGCTCTAGCCCACCAACTTTTGTAGGCTCCTCTTTAATTTTATCTACAATTACAAAATGATTTATTGCTTTCATGCTAATCGTTTATTACTGATTACACAATCTGCAGATATAATAGTTGTAACAACACTTACCGCATTCTTTAAAGCTGTTTTGGTAACTAACACCGGATCTATAATGCCGGCTTTAACCATATTAACATCTTTACCTGTTTTAACGTCTATACCTCTGTTTTTGATTTGAGGATAAACTACTTGCATATTAGCGTTTTCTAATATAGTCTCATATGGTGATCTTATTGCAGCAAGCAATATCTCCTCACCTTTATTTTTCGGCTTAATCAGTGTAGAAGCATTCAGCAAAGCTACACCTCCGCCTGGAACTATACCTTCTTTATAAGCGGCTTTTGTCGCATATATCGCATCTTCAATACGATCTTTCTTTTCTTTAAGCTCAACCTTAGAGTCAGCCCCGACATAAATTATACCGACTTGACCAGTTAGCATTGATAATCGTTGCTCTAATTTTTTCTTAAAGAACGGATTGGTTTCTTCAGCTATTTGCTTTTCAACATCCATTATTCGTAGAGCTACTTCTTCATTTGCTTCAGCTACTTGCAGAACAGTGTTTTTATCGTCCGTAACAGCTTTAAAAGCTTTTCCTAATACATTAGGCTCTATGAAGTCTAAATCGTCTCCTAACTCTTCGTTTATGATTTGAGCGCCAGTGAGTATTGCTAAGTCTTCAAGCGTTTGCTGCTTAGTTGGACCAAAGCCAGGTAAATCAACTATATTTACTTTTATATTACCTTTTACTTTATTAGCTAATAATGTTTGATACGGCTGTTGATCCATATCCGCTACTATTAGCAGGCTCTTTTTATTTTTAATTACAAACTCTAATACGTTTTGTATTCTTCTTATATTAGGTATCGGCGAAGATACTATAAGAACATATGGGTCTTCTAATGTAGCTGTACCTTTATTTTTATCCGTAGATAAATGCGAGGATTTTAAACCGCTGTCAAATTGCACGCCGTCAACAAACTCAACATAAGTTTCGTTTGTATCAGACTCTTCCATTAGAACGACTCCATTTTTTCCAACTTTTTCATAAGCTTGTCCAATTTTATTTCCAAGCTCTGTGTCGTTGTTGCATGAAATACCAGCAACTTGGTTAAGCATTTCACCTTTAACTTCAGTACTGGCTTTGTCAAGATAAACCATAACTTTTTCAGCACCACTAATAATGCCGCTTTTAAGCTCTCTAACTTCTTCCTCATTTAAATGCTTGTTAACTGTTTTTAATAAAGAATGCGCAAGGACGGTTGATGTTGTTGTGCCGTCCCCGGCTTCTTTTACTGTATTGCTTGCCGCTTCCTTTATAAGTGTAGCGCCAATATTCTCAACCGGATGTAATAAGACTACGCTTTCCGCAACGGTTACACCATCTTTTGTAATCACCGGTTTTCCAAGGGCGTCTTCATATATAACGCATTTTCCAGACGCACCTAATGTGCTCTTTACTGCGTTTGACAATTTTTCAACGCCTTGCATAATTTGTTGTTTGGCATCATTGCCAAATGTGAGAGTTTTAACTATCTCACTAGGGTTATTAAATTCCATTAAATTAAATTTTAAATTATTTACTCTTTTTCAAAAGTCTTTACAACTTTAGGTCCTTTCATAAAATCTAGCTTTTTCTGATAATATTGAATTGATCCGTCAATTGCTGCTTCTGCACCCTCGATAGTTTCTCTCCTTGTAATATCTTTCCAGGAGTCTTCGTCTGGTACTTTGATTTCTGTTTGGTAGAATCCATTTGGTAGTTGCACAATTCGCCAGTTGCTTTTGTCGGATGCATGCTTCCAGGTTTCTACGGTTTTTTCATTTACTTGTGGCTGACTACTCCACGAACTAGTCTGATAAAATAGTGTCATTGGTTTTGGTTTTAATTATTACTATTTGGTTTGCTCTATCCCGAGCAGGGTATATTTTATATATTACGTGGTTTATGACGGCGTTAACCCGCCTTGATTTTTAGTAGGATCAAACTCGTCCTTATCCCAAGGTTTACCACCCTCTACAACTGGTGTTTCTAATTCTTGTTTTTTAGCTAATGCTTCCGCCGCAATAGTAGATTCTGTTTCATTTACCGCATCTGGGCCTAATTTATCTTTAACCCACCCTATAACAGTTTCTTCTGTTAAATTTTCGTAAGGTATAAATCCAGGACCCGCTGTTTCTTCAAACTCTTGCATAAACACTTTTCTAGCATAGCCCAGTCCATCTTGTACTTCGTAGCATGACGAAACCTCTATAACAAAACCATCTGAGGTTTTATGTTGCATATCTAATATTTTCCAACTCATAATTTATTTTTTAATGTGCTTTTGCTTGAATTATATACCATTCAGATCCGTCTGACCATACCGCAACACCTTCATAAGCTTTTGATATTTCAAAGTTTGCTGCGCCATCAATTGTATCACCGCTTCTTGCGGTTAATAAAACTTTATCGCCCGCGCCCGTACCAAACGTACCATCTGTAATAAATCTAATCATTCTATTTGTTGTTCCGCTTGCAGGTGGTAGCCTTAATGTAAAATTACCATTTCCACCACTCCAAGATATTTTTCCCAGATCGCCAATATTAGATGCTGTTAACCAAAAGCTCTGCCCAGATACAGCGGTTATATTTGTTGGCGTTAATGTCGCGAGTGGAGCAGGTGGCAATCCTCCTGAACCCATTCTTATTCTTAAATCACTACCAGTGCGGTAAACTCCTCTTATTGGCACACCAGCACTAGCGGCGGCTGCATCATCTGCTAAATTCTTAATACCATCACCTATTATTATATAACTTGGAGTACTTGTGGAGGTAATTTTTTCGGTAATTTCAATAGCATTGTATTCCTGCCCCAGCCCATCACCTGCTTGCCCTGCGGCAATTACAACAGAGGTTGGATAAGTTGTTTGACTTGGGAACGTATTATTAGTACCTATAACAACACAAGCATCACCTGCTCCAACAAGGTTAGATTTTCTAGCATTGTCGGCGGCATTAAATCCTGATAAATGTCTACCGATTAATATATTGTGCTCCATGTCCCCATAGTTCGTACTATTAACCTGGTTATCCCTACCTACTAAAACGTTTCCTTCAGAACCAGTAAATACCACCTCGTTCCCTTGTCCAAACATAAAGTTAGGATCGTTACCGTTTGTATTATCAATATTAGTAAGACCTATTGCAATACCATTTGTAGTGCTTACATTGTTATTATAGCCAATTGCAACAGAGTTGTTCCCGCTCGCTATACTATCATAACCTAACGCAACCGATCTAAGCCCTGATGCGGTATTTGCTTGTCCAGCCGAAAAACTGTTATTACCTGTTACTGTATTATTATTACCCAATGCTTGCGCTGCTGTTCCACTAACAGTATTATTTAATCCAACTGCAAAAGAATTTACAGCACCCGCTGTGGTTCCATTACCTAAAGCCACTGCTTGACTAGCACTTGCCGTTGTATTTAATCCTGAGGCTATAGAGTTTGCGCCGCTTGCAGTGGTTCCATTACCTATAGCAAAAGATTGATTACCACTTGCTGTTACGCTACTACCCATCGCAACAGAGTTAATAGCCGTAGAAGACGCGCCTTTACCAAATATAAGAGCCGCACCGGGGTTTGAAGATCCGCCTGCGTTTTGTTTTATTTCAAACTTTCTTTCGCCATAGCCTGATTTTAGCAAAAACAGACTAGTTCCCCCAATAGCGGTATAATTGTTGTTGTCATATCGCGCGTCAAAAGTAAATATACCTTGACTACCTGGAGTTGATTGCGGTCCGTTTTGGTAATCATAATTTTGGCTTGATGTTCTATATTCAACCACACCAGCGCTACAGTTTGCTTGAGATTCAGTCCCAAATACATCGCCTAGCCCAGTTCCGCCGCTGGGCGATCCAAATTGAGGATCAAACGCCATTTGAAATCTAGCGCCGTCAGCGTGCGTATCAGTAAACCCGCTAAGTCCCACATTTATACTCGATACGTAAAGGAATCTATTAGCGTACAGAGTGCTGCCTTGAGAAATTGTTGGAAAAAAGCCTTGTATACCTGGGTAATTTACAAAAGCATTAGAGCGAACCCATTCTGGATCACCCATATGTATTGTAGGTATTGTATTAAAAATACTATTATCTGTTACTTGTGCAGATCCCATTTTTAATACTCTATCCAACATTACCGTGTTTTCTTGGTAATATTTTCTTCCTTGTACACCGCCATATGAGCCTTCACCTAAAACTACATTAGTTGCGTTCGTTATTAATGATTCATTTAAAGCGTCAATACCTTCACCTATAAGTTTCTGGTTATATGGCGTTGCGTTGTTAGTACCTATAACAACCTGTGGTGAATTAATTTCTACTAAAGAGCCAGCTGATGGGGATCCTTGTGATATTAAAGAATCTGTTAAGTTTTCTGTTTGGTCCCAAAGCGCTAACTTATAAGGAGTGCCGCTACCAGTTATAAAACCAGCCGCACTGATTGTTAGCGTTTGGTCTAGCATAGTTGTTGACACGTTAGCTCCACCAATTATGTTTAGCGATTGCGTATCTAAATCTATTGTGCCTGTGCCTAAATCACCGGTAACAGTTAGATCGTCGTCTTCAGGATCAGCCCAGTATACTTTTCCAATTCCATCTGTCGTAAGCTGTGAGCCAGCCGCCCCAATGTCATTGGGCAACTCCATAATATACGAAGCTGGCAGATCAGCATGCGCTGGAGCTTTGATTGTAATGCCTGTAGCGTTTAAGCTTGAGTTTAAAATAAGTTGTCCAGATTCTGCAACACCCTCTGTTAGTTTACCTTTTATTTTGGCTTCTTTATCAACTTGCAATTTTCCTGCAATTGTAATTAATGTGCCGTCAGGGTTTATATCTTGCGACATAATAGAACCTGTTATGCGTGTTGCATTCGAACCTAATGTATCTTGAGTATCTCTCAGTACTGGTATCGTAAAACTAACTGCATCCGGATCTATAAACTTATCAATGACATATTCTGCAATATCCCCTAGGAAAAAGTTTTTTGTTACTAGCTCATTAGTATCTCCATCTGTGCCGATTATACGGTCAAGATCGGATATGTATATATCTTTTTGATAAGTAGGTATTCTAGCCATTGTTTTGTTTTAATGTTTTTATCTCTTCTTTGAGTTCATTTATTTCGCTCACTAGCTCTTTAATAGCCGCAGTGTTTATCGATATAATATTATTATGCTCTAATGTTAAGTGCTCCCCTTCTTTTACAATAGTGGGTAGGACTTCCTGCATGTCTTGCGCTATAAACCCATATCTTGTTTCTAAGTCAATCCCGCGCATATCTGGTTTCCAATTAAAAGAAACGGGCTCCAATTTCGAAACCGTGTCTAGTGCATTAGAAATTGGTGTAATGTTATCTTTTAAATTTTTATCTGAAAATGTTCGAGTAACATTACTTGTTAATGTACCAAACACTTGCGCATTACCCCATACCTGAGCAACCGCATTTGCAGACCCGGGAACAACATCACCAAGAGCAACAAATCCTTTATTACCTCTAACTTGTATACCATTTAAACCAATATTTGTTTTTCCGGATGCCCCTGTAAATAATACGTTACTAAAGGAATTAGTTAGGTCTTCGCCAGAGGATAAGTAATTTTTGCCAGTAACATCTAGATAAGCCCAAGGGTATTGGTCCTCATTTAATCGGTAGCCAGTAGTTGTAGAATTAGCCGACCATACATATATATCGGTAATTTCATAAAAATATTGGGCCGTTACCTTTATTTCACCGGGATCGGAAGCCGTACCCATATTAGGTCTACTAGAAGGCGGGCTGAAGGATCCGTCTATTTGCCCCGCTGACCAAGTGCCTGGCACGTCGCAAAACCAACCAAAAAATTGCTTAGTATTAGGGTCATTAGCACCAGGGGCTGGAGCTAAAATAGCGCCTGTTGCTTCATTTAAATTTTTTGTAATAGTACCCGTAGCTAATACTTTTTCTTCTGTTGCAACAATTGACGTTTGCTGGAACCCCCCTCCTGAGTCAGGGATAAACGTAAAAGTAAATTTAACTTTCAGCTCATAGTCAAAGCCGGCGACATCTGCTATGTTTGGTATCGAGCTAAAGTCTAAAGAGCCGCTTCCATCGTTAGTTTCGAAGTTTTCTTCACCACCGCCTAAGTCTCCATCTCCCCGGTTTGGCCCCGAGTTGCTATCTGCGCTTAGTGATCCCCAGCCGTAATCTTTACCAAATTCTTCTTGCATTCCTATCACTATCCTAAAAGAATCGCCCTGTTGATTACTATTGCCAGGCCCCTCGCTGTAAGGTATAGAATAAGTGGCCGTGCCTCCAGTGTAAGCATCGTAAGCTATATTGTTTTGGACGTTAGTCCCTACTAAATTCCCTGTTATATCTGGAAAATAATACTTAACGTTTTTAACCCCGGATTGAGCGGTTACCCCGCCTGATCTTGAAGTTAATCTAAAATTATTACTAGCGCTAGTTGTCCCAAAAGGACTCGCGAAGGTATTCGGTGAAAAAGAAAAGTTAGCACTAACAGCTGCACTAGGCGAAATTGCCGGCAGGTTTTCCGAAGACAACACGAGCTTTTCAGTTCCTACCTCTGTGTAGTTGCCGCTTGGATCCAAAACAATTTCTGATGATCCGTCTTTTAATGCACCGCTGCTGTCTACTGTCCAGCTACCAATTGATCCAGCTGAATGAGTACCTCCAAAGTTTGCGGATCCGTCTGCGTTAATGTAGAATTGTTCAGCATGTATAGAACTGTTATCTAGGTTTATACCCATGCCAGCCGTTGAGAATCCTGACAACGCAGAGTTAATCGGCATTGCGAAATCCTCGCTAGCTATGATGCCTGTTGTTATGTTGCTACCATTTATAACAGTGTTAGCTGTTGTATTTTGGCCGCTTAATATATTAAGGAGTTGCACCTCTGTAATACCAGCTGTATTCCCAGTTACATAACCATTGTTTTGTAAATAAGAAGCAAGAGCTGCCTGGTCCAAAAACGCAGATGTATCTGGCAGATCACTAGTTTGGGTGTAGTTGTTTTGGCTTAGGTATGTAGAAAGATCGTCAAAGTCAATACCCTGTCCTGTCGATGCGTTTGAGAATGTTACTTGCCCGTTTAATGATATAGTTCCGTCGGAGTTAACAACAAATGGAGATACCGTTCCGCCTGGAGTATCAATCTTAAATACATTAGCTAAGAAAGAAATTTCAGAAAGATTAGTAGTACCATCAGCCAAGAAGGTCATACCTGCAATTGCATTGCCGGCTGTTACATTTAAACCATAAGAAGCTGCTAGTTGCCCATCAACTTCAGCAATAGCCGATTGATTAGTGGAAACGCCAGCAGATAGTGTGGTATTGTTTTGTGTTACTGTAGCTGTAAGATCTGTAACGCTTTGAGCGCTCGCCAAGTTTTCAGTGGCAATAATATCTGTTAATTCAGTTGAAAACGCGGTCGATAAACCTGTTAGGTTTCCGTTTGCGTCGAAAGTGCCAATCTCAGCCTTTAGTTCATTTAAATCTGTTACTTGCGCAAATGTGTCTGTTGCAATCGCTGAAGTAACTTGAGTAGCGAAAGCTGTCGACAACCCGGTTATATTCCCGTTGGCGTCGAACGTTCCTATCGATGCTTGCAATTCTGTTAAATCCGTGGCCTCTGCATAGTCCGCTAAAACAGTTGTTAAATAGCTGGCGGTAATACCAGCGTTCGATGCTCCCGTTATTGCACCATCTACATATGACTCTAATGTAGCTTGTAAATTTGTTAAATCCTGCGCGGTAGCGCTATTTTGCGTAGCGGTTGTAATTAATTGGTTAGTTGCCGTAGTATCTGAGTAGCTTGTTAACTGACCGTCGGTGTAATTTTCTAATGTAGACTGTAAAGTCGTTAAATCTGACGCTGTAGCTAATGTATCGTCAGTGTATGCTGTTAAAACATTATTTGCAAAAGAACTTGAAAGTGTTAATAGGTTGCCGTCCGCATCAAATGTACCAAAATTAGCTTTAAGGTTACTATATTCAGTTGAAGAAGCAAAAGTATCTGTTGCCGTTACTTCTACGCCTCGTACAGCTGCTGCAAAAGAGTCTGTTGTGAGTATGCCATCAGTGTAAGCTTGGTAACCCGCAGTTAAAGTGTCTTCTAATGTAGCAATTGAACCAGTTAAAGTAGAGGTTGTATTAGCTAATTGGTCAATTGTGGCGTATGTGTCTATTGTAAGGACACCATCTACTATTTGCTGGACTTGTGAAGATAAAGAATCAACCGTGGTGGCTGACGCAAAGCCCTCAGAGGCGATAGTTTCAGCAAAATTAGTGATATTTGCTGTAGAAAGCGTCAATGTTCCATCAACATTTGTATTAAACACAGATTCTAGTGTTTCTGTACGTGTTACAACGGACTCAAATTCGGTCGTAAGGGTATTTACTATGTTTTGATAACTAGCTATGGCTGTAGTATTGCCATCTAAGCTCGTTGTGATGTCCAGAAGACTCTGATTTATGCCATCACCGTTACCATTTACTGAAAAGTAATCAATAGCTAGGTCAACAATAGCTGCAATCGGTATATTTACCGTAGCTTTTTGATTTTCTACATCGGTCCCTACCAATGTATCTGATAATGTTACATTACCTTTTGTATATCTATGTATTCTAGCCATGTTTAGTTTGTGTTGTAGTTGTTACCACTTTCTTTTTTAGTTCCCTCGCCCTCGTTTCCTCTATTGGAGGCTATTGGTACGCACTTTTGTCTCTTGTGATCGTAGTCATAACCGTCAGGGCAGGGCTTTTTCCTGCGCTCTCGCTGGGAATGTGCTTTTTTCCTTCTCCGATCAGGTGTCATAGCGTATGCTTTGTCCCGTGCACGCTTAGCTCTTCTTGCTGCCGGAGATAGTTTTTGTGTCATACTGTGTATGATTACGCTGTTTTCGGAGTACTTAATGCGACAGTTGCCTGCTACTATTATATATAACTACCTAGTGTCACATTATATTTAAAAAATAGTTAGATATAGGGAAGTAATGGGTTGCTACTATATATACACTGTACACCCACATAAGTAAAACCCGTTTCTTTTTGCCAGCCCCCATATCGTTTCCAGGTTTCAGGATCACGTTCCCAGGATCAGCTGCCAGGTCCCAGCAGGCACAGCTCGCAGGATCTCGGCCAGGATTCAGGCTTTCCCAGGATCAGGATACAGGATCCATGTATAGCATTTACATACCTAGTACGAATAGTATACGATAATATATATGAATAACAATTAGAAACTATGATACACTTCAACGATATATATAACATGAAAGATGTTGTAAGCAACAGGATCTTCAAAGAAAACTGCAGCAGACTTACAGATGAACAGCTACTGGTTGTTAAGCAAGAGATGCAGGATCACGGCCTGGAATAGCACAGACGTAACACGAAACGTAAACGATAATATAAATGTAAAACGAATAATATGAAACGTAAATTCACACACAAAGTACTGATAGTTGTAACGTACACAGTAATAACTGGACTGACAACTCTAGCTGTAACAGGGATCCTGTTCTCGATCTATCAACTGATAACTGATCCTTCATTCAGAGTCTAATCAAATAATTAATAACCTTTAAAATCTTAAACTATGTCAAACTTTTCTTACACACTACTGAAAATAAGCTGGAGAGTATTCGATAAGCATTACACTCAGCTGACAGACGAACAGAAGTCTGAAGTCCTGGATATCTATTACGATTTCTACTAGACTTAAAAATACAAACTGAATACGAATGGTATTCGATAATATAAATGTAAATAAATAATAATTAAAATAATAAATATGTCAAATTCTAAATTAACTGAAGCAATTTCAAAACTATCTAAAGAAGAACTAAATGAAATCTTCCCACCGATCGAACGTAAAAACTTCGTAGTCCGTAAATCTTGGTACGGTAGAAACCAAATCATTACCTTTGTAAATAACAAAAATCAAAAGATTACTTACAATCACGATGAGGTTCTCAAAGTAATGTTACCTAAACTAAACATTATGCCTTGCTGGATTAAAAGAGGTTATTGGTCTCAAAGTACCGATATGCCTTCGAATGTTCGAACTAATGTAATCGAAAGAATTGAACTAGACGAAGTAAAGTAATCTAGTTCAAACCCTAACGGGACTGGCGCGTTGAGATGTGTGCATCACCAGTATAAATAACGTTGAACAGATCGCAGGTATGCATCGTAACTGATGTGTATAGCAACCACCTATAACTTATTCAATCGATCGGTATGCGACGATAGCTTCTTATTATATATACTTAACACCCTATTGTCACACTATTTGGGTAAATAATTTTCTAGGTACTTAGAGGTAGAGTACAATACCTGTAATACTATTTTAACTAACAAACAAAGTGTATACTTTTTTACAAACTAAATACGAAGTATATTCGATAATATATATGAATAAAAAATATAACTACTATGCAATTTATACTTACTTGTGAAAACGGAAAACAAATAGATATGTCTACCGATGTTTTACAGCAAATGGAGGGTCTTATAGAAAGACAAGAAATACTAGAAAGAATTAACTACTATAAAACCACTAACAAATGAGAAATATTAAACTCACCGAAAACGATTGTACCTTTGTACACTATGTATTAAGAATGTACGCTAATCAAACTGAAGGTTTAGATAGCGAAGACAAATCAGAAATCTACGAAGTAGCGGCTAAATTTAAGTAATATGGGATTTCACTGGAATGACGATACTATAGAGTACTTCAAGGAATTATACTCTAAAGACGAAAGTAACTACCGAGAACTATGGAACTTCGTTAAAAACGATTGTGACCTTGAAGACGGCGAAACATATGAAATGTTAGCAAACGATTTAATAAACAAAATACAAAACTAATACGATTACCTAACGATAATATATAAGTATGAAACTAATAGAAATAAATAATAACGGAACTACCACGTTCCTACTAAACGACGGACGTAAAATAAAATCCTATCAATCAGGTTATATAAGAATTGATAGCAACCGACTCGACAGGTTATACCAAATAAACAAAGTGGTAAAAATTAAAGACGAGTATTGGACGGGCGTATGGCACGGCAGGGGTAGAATGGATGTAACTATCTATAACCACAAACGAGTACTAATACCTAACGAACTCGATCGACTTGAATATATTATTAACTGGGTAAAACGAAATGTATAATGGAATTATGTGAAAATATTACCGTAAACGGTTGGAGCTTTGAGCTAGTAAGAAACGATATAGACGACGTGTTTTACCAATGTAGAGGCGAAGTAATGTATGACGACGATCACGACGAAATGCCAGAACCAAGTCTTTGGCGAGCAGCGGAGAAGTTAGAAGAAATACTAACTAAAGACGGATTGAAAGTATATGCTGGCCACAGTGAAAAAGGCTGGGTTGAAGTAACTATAAATACACAACTATGATGACTATGAAAGAAGCGTGTGAGTACGTTAAAAACTCAAGACTAGCGAAGAATCGCAAACACCGACTTGAAGTAACAAAAGGTGACTATTGTAGTGGTTTAACGGCCAAAGAGTATAACCGTTGGCACGTTAGAGGTAAAGGTGCTGGCAATAAAGGTAGAACTCATTCACACACTAAACTGTGGGAAACACAAAGGTTCTCTAATAACATACACACTATGTACCACGATGGAACTTTTACAAACTAAACACGAATACAAATCGATAATATATACGAATCAAATAAATAATTTACTATGCAAAATACAATTAAATTTACCGCAAACAAAAAAATTAAACTCAACGGAGTTACTTACAAACCTTATACTGTCGGCAATTTGCCTCCTTCATTCGGTTTCAAATACAATGAAGACAAAGACAAAGACGGTATATACCAATGGTTTAACTACAAAGGTCTAACATACCTTGAAGAAAAGAAAGGATTTTGGGATGCTTTTGCATAGGGGCATCCAGTACCACTACAAAGAGTGGACGACTTGGAACGGCAAGCAAGCTAGCGGTTATGGTTGCGAACACTTTAACTTCGCGCCTTATCACGTTAGCTATCTGCCCGCCCAAACGGAAAACGAAATGAAAGCTCGTATTGACGAATTGATCGACAATCACGACAAATATGTAGAACAGCGTAGACTGCACGATGCCGGATGTGCAGAGTATTACGCAAGTAAAAAACCCGGCGATTATACAGGAGATTAAATTATGAGTGATACAATAACTAAATGGCACGAAATGCAAGAAGAAAAAATACTTAGCGACCAAGGTGGCAAATATACTGTACCTAAAAAAGGTGACGAAGCTATACCATACCACCAAAAAGCACAATGGGTATTCATTATGGATTATACTGACGGTAAAGCGTACAGATATGATGTAAGTGACCTAGCTAACGATAGTGAAGTGATCGAAGCATTCTTACACGGTGCAGGTCATAAGCTTTCCAATTGCGAATGGATGGTAACTAAACATAAAGATTTTGTAAATGGCAACTAATAAAGAATTATACGAAGCGTTTATATACAATTTAAACTGCTATGACTCTAAAATAATCGATAAAAACGATTTTATTAACGCAATGGAAGAATATATCTATGAGTAAAATGAAAGAACTTGACGAAATCGCACAAGGTGTCGCTGACGTCACAATGGAACTAATGTATGATAGTGTTGAATGGCAACTATCGGATTTTGAACAAGACGGTGATGACTTTAATGCTATACACAGCCACGTCATGCACGTCGCAATAGCTAAAATGTATGAAGAAACAAAGAAAACAACGAAAGTTTAGCCACAAACCGCTCAAAAGAGTAGAGATTGAGGCGATCGAAAGAGAATACTGGGACAGATATAACTCCGGTATGCCACAGTGGCAAGCGAATATGTACAACTAATTACAAACATAATACGAACCACTTACGATAATATATATGTAACAACAAAAAACAAAATTATGTATTGCAAATGCGGAGATAAAGTACACCCAGTACGACTAAATTTAGGTTATAAAACATGTGTACCATGTTCAACTACCCAAACGTACAGCTATGTACCAATTATCGAACACAAAACAGGTAATACAATACAAATCGTCAGCCAAGAAGTTAGCGCTTCTGTACACAGAGCTTGGCGGCGTAAATAGTGTGTTTCCCACTAAGACTCTGACGAAGGGTTGAAACTTGCTAATCGGCAAGCAGCAGAAAGGATGTTTGACACATTACAGAGAGGTTTAAGGTTGGAAGCCGTATCGAGTAGTAAAGCGAGTGAGAATGCAAGTACAGGCTTTGATGAGTCACACGTACTAAAAACACTCAATAGTTATTACCCGGCAGAAAGACGGGATAAAACAGATAAAAGGATATAAGTCAGGGCATACTAGTAAATGACGTGCATTCCTAACATTCCAGTCCCGTCCACCTCTCAAATATAACCGGCGCGCATACCGGTGTGCCGCCGTCCCTCGCGGGAAACATGTGCTACACAGCACCAAGCCTTTTAGGTTGAAAACAAGTGAGGGAATATGGGCGTGAAATGGATAGGGGTTCTGCTTTGTGCATTACCTAAACGCAGGTTCGATTCCTGCCACGTCCACTATGGAAATAAATAAATATATAAAAACAGAGATGGCGAAGCTCGATCGAGGTATCGTAGCAACGCCTGAAGACAGAGAACAACTAGAGAACTTTGCCGGTGGATGCGGTCAAGGCTCTTTAATACTAATGCAAATGGCAATTAACTTCGGTTATAAAATAGCGTTAGAAAATTTACAAATTGAATACGAACAAGAATCGATAATATAATAAATTAAAACAAATATGAGTAGACTTACCATTTATGAAAGGCTAAAGCCTGAAATCAAAGAGGCATTACATTCCTCTGAAAACGACAAATACAAAGCTTCTATCGACTCTATAGTCGAGGCTTTTTCAAACACTACATTTTATAGTGACTTAAAAATTAGCGACGTTAGCTCGTTATATACATTTTCTAACCTTGAGCTTATGAGAGTTTCAGCGTGGGATTTTAAATACGGCGATAACATTTTAATATCTAAAGACTATGAGTAAAATACTAACCGACGAATTGATCGAAACAAGACTGCGTAAAATCAACGTGCTTGAAAGAGAAGACTTAGACCATGACTATATGCTTAAAACTATAGCTAATCACTTTGATTTTAAGATAACTAGCGACTGGCCTAATAGACCTGACATGATGTTTTATACTGAAACAACTGCCGATGGCTATGAAGTATGGATTGCAACCGACAATGATCGCAACCCTAATGTTAATGAAGACGTATACTATTACGATAACGACTGGTTAGAAAAAATGCCTGACGCTATGATTGATGGCGCTAGCATATACTACGACCAGCTTGATGATGAAGACTATGCTTTTCAAGAAGTTGTTGAAGAAGTATACGACGACTATTACAATGATAAGAAAAAAGAAATTGAAAACGAACTAATTGAAGAAGGTTATGAGTACGAAAGAGAAGACGAAACAATCAGTGCCTAAATGGTTTACTGGTATGATATACGAAAATGGTGAAACAGTAACAAACCCGTTCAGCGGCGAAACATACGATCTAAACGGTGTTGAGCTATCAATGTACGATTTTATTATGGGTAGCCAGTATGTAATGGAAGTTGCACCTAAAACAGTAACAAGTAAACAAATAAATGAATTTCACAAAGCACTACGTTGGTTTCAAAAAAACAATATTGAAGCCTATATGGTATTGCTAGACTAATACTAAAATTATGCCAAATATGAGTTATTGCCGCTTCGAAAACACGGCAAAAGATATGAGAGACTGCATCTACGCGATCGAAGAGCGTGATGTGTATGAATTCAGTAGTTATGAACTATCTGGATTTAAAGATTTGCTAGAATATGCGCGGGACATTATAAACATGGAAGACGATATTGAAAAAATAATTGAGTACTATGAATCTCCTGACACAGAACAGTAAACTAAAAAAGACAAGTAAAGAACTCGGGCTTCGCGTGTTCAACTTCGGTATACCTGCATATAAATCTGCAAGTGGTAAGTTGACATGCCCGATGGCTGACGAATGCGTTAAATTTTGTTATGCCAAGAAAGGAGCCTACATCTGGTCTAATGTAAAACCGGCGTTTGAGAAGCGTTATCAGCTAACAAAGACTGACAACTTTGTTGAGGCTATGAACGCTGAAATACGTAAGAAGAAACCTGATTACGTCAGAGTCCATGATAGCGGAGATTACTACTCACCCGCATATCTAAAAAAGTGGATCGAAGTTGCTATACACAACCCAAGCGTACGGTTTTACAGTTATACCAATATGATAGATATGGTGTTAAAGACCTCATTGCCAAGTAATTACGATATAATATTTAGTGATTCAGGCAAACAAAAGCATATGATAAATGAAAGAAAACATAGACACACAAAAATCTTTTCTACTAATAGCGATCTTGTATCTAACGGTTATGTGGATGCTTCTAGTATTGATCTGATGGCAACAAAGTGGTTCAGTAAAAACCACAAAGTGGGATTAGTATTCCATTAAAATTTACAAAGTTAACACGAAGTATAATCGATAATAAATTAAAAACAATGAGTAATATAATTGAAAAAGTCCTAGTAGACTCTGAGTGCATACACGATGCACAGTACAATAACGTAACCAAAAGACTAAGGTTATTTTATAAAAACGGCGGTGTGTACAACTATGAGCGTGTACCATCTTTTTACTGGCACGGTTTATTTAATTCCCAATCTAAAGGTAAATTTATTAACAGCCACATCATTGGCCAGTGGGAATATAATAAAGTAGGTTAATGACTGAAGATGAAATTGAACAGTTAGCGGTAAGAGTTGCTGACCTCGTTATGATCGGCTTAATTGAAAAGCAGAAAGAATGGGATCAGCAGTTCACCACTGACGTAAACCAAATGTTTGGCAATGGTTATATGGCAGCGCCAGACGATGAGCAACTACTATTAGCTGAATTAGCTAGACTAATGACGTTATTAACGGCTTATGAAGAAAACGAGCAGTATGAAAAAGCTGCAATAGTAAATAATAAAATACAAAAAATACAAAATAAATTAAGTAAATTATGATAAAACCAATGCTCGCATACAAAGTAGGCAAGAAAGAAGTCGACTGGTCCGAGAAAGTATTTATGCAACCTAAGCTTGACGGCGTACGCTGTGTAATATCTAAAGACGGCGCTTATTCGCGCACCGGTAAAGAGTGGCTTAATATCCATCACATTACCGCAAACCTCGAACCGTTCTTCGAAACGTATCCTGATGTGGTACTCGATGGCGAATTGTACAACCACGAACTAAAAGATGACTTCGAAAAAATTATCTCACTTGTTCGTAAAACAAAGCCAACAGAAGGTGATCGAGTTGAGTCCGCTGGATATGTACAGTTTCATTGCTACGACTATATCCCGGGTCCTGCACTTCGCCGTGCTAAATTTTCTAGCCGAATTACATGGCTTAAAAATGAACTGCCGGAAAGCTATTGTGTTAAATTTACTAACACATACCTAGTTGATAAATATGAAGAGGCTTTAAACATGCACAACGATGCTTTCTTAGCTAATGGCTACGAAGGTTCTATACTGCGTCTTGACAAACCGTACGAATGTAAACGTTCTTACAACCTTCAAAAGTTTAAAGACTTTCACGACACCGAAGCTACTATTGTTGGCTACGAGGCGGGCAAAGGTAAATTTACTGGTCTAATCGGTAAGTTTCTTATGCAAGATGACGATGGCGTTGAGTTTGGCTGCCCTATCGGCAAAGGCTACAACTTTGATGATCGTCGCTACATTCTAAACAATGTGCATGACTATATCGGCAAGCGTGCTACGTTTACATACTTTGAACGTACAAAAGCTGGTAGCTATCGTCATCCTCTGTATAAAACACTACGTAACTATGAGTAAACTAATATGGCAACTATACAACGAAAATATGATAAGCGAAGAAGTCGCTCACCTATTATTAGACAAACATTATAATAGAGTTAACAACAAAAGGTTTTAATGAATATATTTTATTTACACCCAGACCCAGCTAAAGCGGCTAGTTTCTTTTACGACAAGCATAAGGTTAAAATGATTCTGGAGTCGGCGCAAATGTTATGTACTGCACATCATGTATATAACAACGGTGACAATGTGCCATACAAAAAAGCACACCTTAATCATCCAAGTACTATATGGGTACGTGATAGTATACACCACTACAATTGGTTGTACGATCACATGCTTGCATTAGGTAAAGAGTATACAGCTAGATACAATAAGCATCACCTTAGTATTGCTAAGTGTCGTGAAGCTTTAATGTACCCGCCTTCAGGTATGCCCGATAATGGATTTATCCAACCGCCTCAATGTATGCCTGACGAATACAAAGAGCTTAGTAGCTTAGCTGCGTATTGGAATTATTATGAACAAGAAAAACACACAGTAAAAAATAAAAATGAGCAAAAAATTATACGACCACATTATATCAACGAATTATGCGAACATTACGAAGAAAGTTAAAACATTTCAAAAGAAAAAGAAAACATCTAAGGTATCTTCAAAATAGTATATGGACATTAAAGTATGAAATACTTAATGATGCCCTTATATTAGAAATTAATGAAACCAAAATAAATTTGTTTCACAAATACCAGAAAAGATACAAGCTAATCACATTTATGCGACGATAGCTAATATATAATAAATAGTAAGAAGCTAATGTCATACTACGACCGAAATACCAAATATCTAGAGCAGCATCGTATTATATACCGGCAAAATCCAACAACAGACGAACCAACGGAATCGTTTGACTGGGGCTGGTATTACGAGAGTGGCACACATCAATGCTATACACTCTTTAATTCGCGGGCTAAAATAAACACATATAAGAGCCTTAAATGGCATCTGTATGTATTATGGTATCTTAATCCTCAAATGGATCAAGAAGCATTCGCGGGGCTTGTTAAATACGTTTGTAATAAGCGCACAGGGTTTATAACATTCAATGTTTCGGATCAACTCAGGGAAAGCATGATATATGATGTTTCGTTAATGGAATTAGATACACCGCCACCTAATAAATTACGTAAAGTTATATTCAAAGACTTCACGGGTTTAGACATGCGACAAAAGCTATCTATAGTAGGTAAGCTAGTCGGTAGATCTAAAATATCTGAAAGCGAAATATACGATGCGATGTTACTTATAAATGATAGTCAAATTAAAATAACGGTTGCAAGGCTTGCTGATGCACTTAAATGTTCAACAAGAACTATATATCGCAATATGAGTAACGAACTTAAAAAAGAAAAAGAATTACTTAATCAACAACTATGAAAAAGTACAATGTACAAAACTATATAAGGTATAAGGAAGATCTTAAACGTTCTATGCCCGAAGATAAGTTTTATGATTACTACACAAGAGATGAGTTAATTGTAAAATTTTTACCGCTTGTTGAGAATTTAGCGCGCAAGTTCGCTACATCAGAACAAGCATCCGGAGTACTAAGTATTAACGATTTAATACAAGAAGGTAGCAAAGGTTTAACTCTTGCGGTAGATAAGTTAGAATGGGATAAGCTTATTGACTCTGAAGATATTGAAAAAACTTTAAAAAGTTTCTTTAGTAAAAGAATTAAAGGAGCTATAAGACGTGCAATTGATATTAACCGCGGCGACATACGTATACCAGAACATAAGCTAACTGAAATACGTAAGAATCCTAAAGATGAAAAAATTGTTACAATGTTTTTTAATTCTATATTTTCCAGTATAGACGCTAATTATAATACAGATGAAGAAAATCCATTGTTTCAAATACCAGATGAATCTGAACCATATAATATTAATTTACTTAATGCTTATTTGTTAAGTTTAATGAAACAACACTTAACAGGTATTGAATATGAAGTATTGAGATTATCATATGGTTTGGATTGCGATAAGCACTCTGCTAATTATATAGCGGGTAAATTAAACATAAATGTAAACACTGCAAACGTACGTGTTTCACAGATAAAAAGAGAAGCTATAAATAAACTTATCGCTAACACTGACGCAAACCAAGTGATTGATTATCTGTAAGTTATGAACTTAAATGCAATTAAAAATGTGTAATTATATTAATATACCAAATAAGAAAACCCTATGACCATAAATGACAAACTGGCAACGATCCAGACAAAATTTAAATCTAAAAAATCAAGGTTTAATTCATTCGGCAAATACTACTTCAGATCAGCCGAAGACATTCTCGAAGCAACAAAACCCTTTCTATTAGAGTTAGGAGTTAGCGTAACAATCAATGAGAAATTAACTAGCATTGAGCAATTACCTATTATGGAAACTACAGCTACAATTTCTGATGGCGAAAATGCTATACACGCTACGGCTATTGTTGGTGTTGACCTTAATCAAAAAGGTATGCAAACACCTCAGCAGTTTGGTAGTGCGTCGAGTTATGGAAAGAAGTATGCGTTAGGTAATTTATTCCTAATAGATGACACTCAAGATAGCGATGCTACTAATAACCACGGTAAAGGTGCGAGTGCAACATTAACATCAACGAAAGATCCAGCATTTGCTAAAGCAAAGGATTATGTGCAAAAAGGCGGAAAGCTTGATGCAATTAAAAAGAAGTACAAATTAAGCGCTGAAGTTGAAAAAGCGTTAACAACACTATAATGAAAAACAAAGCAGCTATTGAAAAGCTGAGGGACGATGAAAACTACTACGGCAAGTTTGGTAAACAATACTTGTCTAATAGTGATATTGGAACTTTGCTTACAAATCCTTTAGCGCTTGGTACACCACTAAAACCGTCAGCCGCATTTTTGGTTGGCGGTTACTTTCACACTGCAATACTTGAGCCCGATAAGCTTAAGAAGTATAAGATAGTTGAAAGTTCTACGCGGAATACTAAAGCGTATAAAGAGATCTCAGGCGGTGAGCTGTGTCTTCTACAAAAAGAAGTAGATCAAATTGAACTAATGACAGACAAAATGTTAGAGAACGATGTCTGCCGTGGTTTAATACGAGGTACTAAAGTAGATTACGAACAGCCTGCGATTACAGAGTTAGAAGGTTTGCAATGGAAAGGCAAAGCGGATATTGTTAATCACGAAGAAGGTTTAATAATTGATTTAAAAACCACGGGTGATATAACAAAATTTCGCAGCTCAGCATGGCGATACAATTACGACTCACAAGCTTACATTTATAGTAAACTATTTGGTTATGAAATGTTGTTTATAGTAATAGACAAAACAACACATCAAATAGGAATATTTGATTGCTCACCTGAATTTTATCAGCGTGGTGCGGACAAAGTTCAACAAGCGGCGGAACAATATAAATTGTTTTACCAAAACCCGGATTTCGATCCAAACAATTATTTTATTAACAAAACCCTTTAAACAATGGCAAGAACCAGAAAAAACCAAACAAAAGTATGTACAGTAACAGGAATGGAAACAAGTGTAGATAACTTCTATGCTAACCAGAACCATGTAAAAGCCGTAGACAACTTAAGGCGGAATAGCGGCGCAACTAAAGATCAGTTGCAAAGAATGTTTAATCAGTTAAATCAATATGCGTAATGGCAAGTATAATTAAAACGAGTATCAATTTATCGGAAATCCCGGCGGATAAAATCATTACTGGTAAGAAAGGTAAGTATTTACCTATTACAATTACTATAAATGACGAAACAGATCAGTTTGGGAATCAAGGCCCGGTAGTTGTAGCGCAATCAAAAGAAGAGCGCGAGGCTAAACAAAAGAAAACTTACTTAGGTAATGTTCAAGTTGTTTGGACTAACGGCGACAATGTTGCCGCAGCCCCAAGACAAGACCAACCAATGCAAGCTGCTCCAGTGGGGCAAGCGGCGCCTGAAGTTGATCTGCCTTTCTAATGCAGCAATGCGAAATATGTAATGAGGAAATGTCGCAGGAGGAACACGACTTCTGCGATATATGCCCTAAATGTAGAGAGGAATGGTAGATGAAAACGATTACATTAGTATCAACACAGACAACGATGGTAATGTAACATTAATAGAAGATTAATTAAATTAAATGCAGACAACAGAGATCAATGGATTTGTTATTGACGAGTTCAATATACATAAGCTTGAAGAGGGCAAGGCACAGGGTATATGTCCTGTGTGCTCCCACGATAGAAAACCCAAGAATCAAAAAGCAAAATGTGCTTCTTACGATTGGGAACGGGGTCTCGGTACTTGTCATAATTGTAATAAATCATTTCAACTACATACGTATCAGCGCAAAGGCAAAGCCGAAAAGGTTTACGTTAAGCCGGAGCCAGTTGCTATACACAAGCCAGGTACAAAAGTAGAAGAGTGGTTTAAAACTCGTGGTATATCTCAGGAAACCCTTGCTGATCTTAAAATTAGCGAGGGCCCTGAATATATGCCTCAGACCGGTAAATCCGAGAATGTAATAAAGTTCAATTATTTTATGGGCGGCGAATTAACTAATGTTAAATACCGTGATGGAAGAAAGAACTTTAAATTATATAAGGGTGCTGAAAAGGTATTCTACAATATAGATAGCATTGTAGGTTGGGAGTATTGTATTATTGTTGAAGGTGAAATGGACGTATTAGCGTTGCATGAAGCTGGTATAACAAATGCAATATCTGTTCCTAACGGTGCAACACTTAATACTAACAACTTAGATTATTTAGACAATTGTATAGATTATTTCGAAGACAAAGAGAAGGTTATATTGGCCGTAGATTCAGACGAAGCTGGCCAAGCTTTGCAGACAGAGTTAATACGTAGATTAGGTTCAGAAGTATGTTACTTAGCTACATTTGACGATTGCAAAGACGCTAATGAATATTTATTAAAATATGGAAAAGAAAAATTGGCAGAGCGTATTTCGCGAAGCAAGCCAGTACCGCTGGAGAATGTTACAACGTTCAGGGATATTGAAGACGAAGTTACCGACTTTGTTCGTAATGGCTTTAAACCAGGATTCCAAATTGGCTTACAAAATTTTGATGACATATTTTCGACTTACACTGGTCAATTTATTACTGTCACTGGTATCCCTAGTTCCGGGAAGAGTGACTTTGTCGATCAGATGGTTGTTGGGTATAACGCTAATTACGGTTGGAAAACGGCATTCGCTTCGCCAGAAAATGTTCCAACATATTTACATGCTCATAAGCTAATGCGTAAAACTTGGCAAGGCATGCCGAGTAGAGATGATATTGGTACTGATCGATGGAATCAAGTGGCGGATCATTGTAACACTAATTACTTTCATATAGATATGGAACGCTACACATTAGAATCTGTATTAAAGAAAGGTGCTGAGCTTGTTAAACGTAAAGGTATTAAATGTTTAGTTATAGATCCATATAATAAGGTTAGAGACGTTGATTGTAAAACAGAAGACGTTAATCGTTATACTATGGAGTACTTAACTAAGATTGAAATCTTTGCTAAGAAGTATGATGTGCTAGTTTTTATTGTAGCACACCCAACTAAGATGTACAAAGATGGCAATGGCAAAATTGAAGAGCCATCAATGTATAATATTAAAGGTGGTGGCGAATGGTACGATGCTAGTTATCATGGGCTATTAGTCCACAGAGATTATGAAGCTAAAACTGTTAAAGCTAAAGTTCTTAAAGTTAAGTTTCAAAACTTAGGCGAGAATGGGGCTGAAGCTCATTTTAAATGGGAACCAAAGTCTGGTTGTTTTATTCCTCACGAGCAAGTTAATCTTGCTGGCGAGAAAATGCCCTGGGAATAATGCCAAGTTTATATGGCAAACGGGTGAAACCAATGCCAAGTTATACGTATAATGAAGAGGAGTTTAAGTGGTATAGCTTTTGTGTTAAAAACAATATAAGAATATCACCTTACGGTATACAAGGCGATACAGAGCATTGGCATATAGCAATTAGCTTAGGCCCTTACAAAAAATGGGAAAAGCCACACTTGTCACCCAGCAAGTATTGTAGAAAAACAATTTGGCCAGAATACTATAAAATGTGTAAATACTATTATGAGAAATACAATAATAAATAACGATCCCAAATACGCAGAAGCGGATTATGAATTACAATACAGGGATTTATTACTAGACGTAATGGAAAATCATGTAATACGTGACAACGAAAGAACTGGAGTTGGCTGCGCATCTACATTTTCTTTAGATATTGATATTGATATATCTAAGCATTTTCCTATATTAAGCGGGCGCAAAATGTTTCCGCATATATTTAAATCAGAGTTTAAATGGTTTATCAACGGCGAAACAAATATTAAAACGTTACAGGAAGCTGGTAATAAAATATGGAATGAATGGGCAGATGAGAATGGAGACTTAGGTCCTGTTTATGGTCATCAGCTTAGAAACTTTAATAGCCAAGGATATGATCAATTAGAGGCTGTAATAAAGAATATAAACGAGAAGCCTGACAGTAGACGTCATGTAGTAAGTTTATGGAATCCAGCACAGCTTGAAGAAATGGCTTTGCCTCCTTGCTATTTGTACTTCCAGTTTTTTGTTGAGAAGAACAACCTGCATATGTTTGCTCTGCAAAGAAGCGCAGATATATTTCTTGGTGTGCCGTACGATATGGCTTTGTACTCTCAAATTTTGCTATACATAGCTGAGAAAACGGGTTATAATGCAAAGCGTGTAAACGTTAAGTTTATTGACGCTCACATATATAAGAATCAACAAGAAGCAGTTGAGCAGTACTTAGATGAAGATTTTAACGGCGCTCCTACATATGCTTTTCACAATGGATTATTAACCTTAAATAATTATCAGCCAGGCAAAGTGATTACTGCGCCAGTAGCTGTTTAAAACTATGTATAACATTTATCATATTCCTGGTAAAAAGATCGGAGTTACACGTGATCTTAATAAGAGGGTTACGGAGCAGCAAGGTTATGCGCCAGGCGAATACGAAGTTTTATTTACGAGTGATGATATTAATTTAATATCTAACAAAGAGATAGAACTTCAACAGTCTTATGGCTACAGAAAAGACAGAACATTATATAAAAATTTATTTAAATCAAATATGAGAATAAACCCGACAGAACAAACAAGTACGTTTCCAGTACCTATAACAAAGCTTAAAGGCAATCTTATGGACAACATAGGATTAGAATGGGAAACGCCAGAGTATAAATTTAAATTAGAAAAAGAACATGTACCCTGGATAATGCAGAACGCAAGAACCTCGATGTTTAATGATGATCGAAGCTATATATATAATAAGGCTTTCTATGAGGCCTTTTTTAATCTAAAGCATAATCCAAAGGCAACGGCATTAAACAGCGCCAGATTTGATTTAATACGCGATTGGGCCGCTGTAAGGGGTATATATGACAACGGCGATGGCAAGACGCAATACGTGAAGCTTATGGAAGAAGCAGGCGAGTTGGCTAAAGCTTTATTAACTAAAGATAAACCTGAAATAAAAGATGCTATTGGCGATATGATTGTAGTTCTTACTAACTTAGCGCATCTTGAAGGTTTTGAAGTTGAGGATTGTATTGACTCAGCTTATCAAGAAATAGCCGCTAGAACAGGTAAAATGATTAACGGTACATTTGTTAAAACAGAATCATTATGAATAAAAAACAAATAGAGTTTAGAGACCCAGTTGTTGAACGCGTTGTTGATAAGTTTGTATCAAGATCAGACGTTGGCTTTGCAAAGTACGGCGTAACGCTTAACGATGACAAATCAAATTTGTTTGCTTGGATTAATCACTTACAAGAAGAACTAATGGACGCTGTGCTATACATGCAAAAATTAAAAGAATCTAGTACAGAAGAGATGCAAGAAGCTTTGCTAAGAAATATAGAGATCCATGAGGAGACAACCGTATAAAAGAAAAAGTAAAAAGCGAGGGCCAGTACAAGCAAAGAAGGTGTCATATGATGGCATCAACTTTGCTTCAGGGCTTGAGCGCTATATGTATATGGCTTTGAAAAAAGCAAAAATCAAAGCTAAGTACGAAGGGGAAACATTTGTTTTACTTGCTGGTTTTCATTTTGAAAACGAGGTTTACGAAAGACAAGCTAATGGCAAAGGTGATTACAAAAACAGGGGGTGCAAGCGCATACTACCTATTAAGTACACGCCTGATTTCATTGGTGAAGATTTCATAATAGAAACAAAAGGCAGAGCTAATGAATCATTCCCTATGCGTTGGAAGTTGTTTAAAAGATTAGTGATGACGCAGTTTCCAAATGTAACATTATACAAACCACAAAATCAAAAAGAATGCGACGAAACAATTCGCCTAATCCTTTCGAAGCGAAAAGGATAGCCAGGCAAAAGTACGCTGAGCGTCAAATTGATAAGTTTGTCAAATGGAGTTGGGACGTACGAGGCAAAGTAAAATACAAAGAATTAGTAGAAATAATGGATAAACACAATATAAAAGTATATGGATAAACAAGACAAGCCTGAGTGGGCTTTATCCTTTGGGTTATACCCAGGGATATTAATAGGTATGAGAACTTATGAGGAAGAAAAGCAAACGGCATATGTTTTTTATTTGCCATTTGTGGATATAGCATTGGAGTTTTATAAGTAATGGGATTGTTTGATGAGCGCATAGCGTATAAACCGTTTGAGTACCCTGAGTACTACACAGAAGGTTGGCTTAAGCAAGCACAGGCATTTTGGTTACACACTGAAATACCAATGCAAGGCGATATAAAAGACTGGAAAGAAAAATTAACACCAGAAGAAAAGAATCTAGTAGGTAATATACTATTAGGTTTTGCACAAACCGAATGTGCTGTTTCAGATTACTGGACACAAAAAGTGGTATCATGGTTTCCTAAACACGAAATACAGCAAATGGCTATGATGTTCGGATCACAAGAAACAATACATGCTGTAGCGTATAGTTATTTAAATGAAACACTTGGTCTTGAAAATTATGAAGCCTTTCTCCATGAGCCTGCAACTGCTGAAAGGTTTGATAACCTGGTTAGTTATGGCGGGACAAGCTCTATTGGTATTGGCAAGTCTCTTGCTGTTTTTAGCGCTTTTGCTGAGGGGGTTAGTTTATATTCTGCTTTTGCTGTTCTCTATTCTTTTCAATTAAGAAACTTATTGAAAGGTATAGGCCAACAAATGAAGTGGAGTGTGCGAGACGAATCTTTACACAGCAAAATGGGTTGTAAGTTGTTTCGCGATATGTGCAGTGAAAATAATCAATTATTAGAATTATGTCGAGAAGATATAATTAAAGCTGCTGAAACAATGGTAAAACTTGAGGGTAAGTATATAGATAAAATGTTTGAGATGGGTGACATTGAAGGCATTAAAGCAAATGATTTAAAACACTTTATAAAGAAAAGAACAAATGAAAAACTGGTGGAACTTGGTTATGTTGACCTTGGCTCGTACTTCCCGTATGACAAAGATGCAGCGGCTAATCTTGATTGGTTCTATCATCTTACCGGCGGGGTCACTCATACTGATTTTTTCGCGGTTCGGCCGACGGACTATTCGAAAGCTGGTGAAGGCGAAGACTTCGAGGACATTTGGTAATTTAATAACCGAAGAAGAAATATATGAAGACCTCTACGACAAAGCGTAGTTTATTAAAAGCGCTTGTAAGACAAAGAAGATTAAAGCCTCACGAGAGGATAGCAAATAGGTTAGGATATATGGGGACTGGATTTATGATGACAGCTCCCCACCTCCTACCAGATCCGACCGGCATAGTAATATACATTATTGCTGGTGTAATATCAATACCGCAGGTATTTGTTGCAAAGCAATGGAACTTAGTAGCGGTTAATTTAAACGTAGCAATAGCCTACACAATACTATACTTTACATAATGTGGAATGAAAACTGGAAAAAAGGTGAGGATTACCCGGCGTGGGGTAATAACGACGTATACAAGAAAACTATATCCGGGGGATATTTATTGTACGACGAATCACCGAGAGACGCTTACATGCGGGTTGCTAAGACAGTTGCTCGCAGATTATATAAGCCAGAAATGGCGGAAACTTTTTTTGAATATATCTGGAACGGTTGGTTATGCTTGGCTTCGCCGGTTCTTAGTAACACTGGTACCGATCGCGGTTTGCCTATTAGTTGCTTTGGCATTGATGTTGCTGACTCGATACAAGATATAGGGCAAAAGAATTTAGAGATGATGCTACTCGCTAAGCACGGCGGTGGAGTTGGCATCGGTGTAAATCAAATCAGACCCGCCGGCGCTAAAATTACAGGAAATGGAACATCAGATGGAGTTGTCCCCTTTTGCAAAATCTACGACTCAACTATCCTCGCGACTAATCAAGGCTCTGTTCGCAGAGGCGCAGCATCAGTCAACATCAATATTGAACACGACGATTTTGAAGAGTGGCTTGAAATTAGAGAACCAAAAGGCGACGTTAACAGACAGTCACTCAACCTTCATCAATGCGCAGTTGTTGGTGATAAGTTTATGCGACGCCTTGAACAAGGAGATTCGGAAGCGCGGACTAGATGGAGTAAACTTATTAGAAAACGAAAAGCAACTGGAGAACCGTATATACTGTTTAAAGGAAATACTAACAAAGCAAATCCGAAAGCATACAAAGACAACGGATTAAAAGTACATATGACAAATATCTGTAGTGAGATTACATTACACACAGATGAGAGTCATAGTTTTGTTTGTTGCTTATCATCATTAAATTTAGCTAAATATGAAGAATGGAAAGGTACTAACCTTATATACGACGCCACGTGGTTTCTTGACGGCGTTATGGAGGAATTTATTCAAAGAGCCAAAGGACTTAGAGGTTTTGAAAATGCCGTTCGTTCTGCTTCAAAGGGACGAGCGCTTGGATTGGGTGTACTCGGATGGCACACGTATCTCCAAGAAAAGGGAATTCCTTTTGAAGGTTTACTTGCTCAATTTGAAACTAGGAAAATATTTTCGCAAATCAAAATCGAAAGCGAACGAGCATCTATGGACCTTGCGGAAATTTACGGCGAACCTCTTTGGTGTGCTGGCACTGGTTATCGTAACACCCATCTTAGGGCTGTTGCTCCTACTGTGTCTAATAGTAAGCTTAGCGGTAACGTTAGTCCTGGCATTGAGCCTTGGGCCGCTAATGTTTTCACGGAACAAAGTGCGAAGGGTACGTTCATTAGGAAGAACCCCACACTTGTAAAGCTTCTTAGAAAACATAAGTTAAATACAAATGAAATATGGGATAAGATACTTGCTGATGGCGGGAGTGTACAAGATATTAAAGAGCTAGATGAAGTAATGCTAGCGCATGACATACCAGCTAAAGAAGTATTTAAAACCTTTAAAGAAATAAACCAACTAGAGCTAGTGAATCAAGCAGGCATACGCCAGCAGTACATAGATCAGTCGGTTAGTTTGAATCTCGCTTTCCCAAGTGTTGCTACGCCAAAATGGATTAACCAGGTGCATATGCAAGCATGGAAGAACGGAATAAAGACTTTGTATTATACTAGAACAGAGAGTGTTCTACGCGGAGATATAGCACAACAAGCTATGGATCCTGAATGTGCTGCCTGTGATGGTTAGTACGTCCAAATAACGTTAGGTGATTTATCAGGGTCGACATCAATGTGGATAAAAGTATCTGCGATGCCGATCCTGTTTATACCTAAGTCTAAGAATATATCAATAAGCTCAAATCTATCTTTTGATTTGCGACAATCAATATCAGCAGCTAAACCTTTTAGGTGGGAAGACTTCTCAGTTCCACCAACATAATCATTATGCTGCGGCGTACGATACCCAGAATTTATATTAATAGGTTTATCAAAGCGATCTCTCGCTTGATCTAGTATTTGTAAAAAATCCCTATCCATCATCTGCCCAGAGCCCTGCACATCGGGACTATCAAATTCTGAATAATTAAAATACTTCATCATTACTTTTTCTTTTTAATGTCTTTCCATTTCGCTATGGTATATCCAATAGTCACTAAGAGCAGCATTATTTTTAAACCATCTTCTATTTGTGTAAAAGTGGTGAGACCAAGTGTACTGCCGTTTATAGCGTATAATTTTAGTTCTTGTAAACTCATTTTCTTCTTTTAACAGGTTTAACTCTTCTGGGTTTGCCTTTTGGTTGTCCTAGTCTTTTCTTTTCAGCGATCTTTGCAGCTTTTTCTTTAGCTGACATTTCGCTTGCGGTCTTTGGGGTTTTACTTGATATTCTTTTCTTTGGCCTACAATATGGCGTACCACGGCTTTCGCCTTCGCTTCGGCCGCATGGCTTACCTGTTCTTACATCAATCCATTCTTCTTTAAACCAACGTTTAAGCGATGCTCCTTTTTTAGTCTTACGTACTTTGGGGAACGCGGACTTGCTTTGCTCGTATGCCATTATCCTAATTTACCTCCTCGTTTTCTACATTTAGCTATATAACCAGAAGCGTAAGCGGACGGGAATACATCATACTTTGCTTTTGCTTTGCGGTAGCATGCGTCTTTTTTCTTTGCTACAGCTCTAACACTACTTCTTAAACCTTCTTTATCATGCAAATCATAAGTGGTTGTACGACCGTCTGGTTCACGATATGAAGCAGAGTCTTTAGGCCCTCTCATGTTATTTATTGTATAATTATTGGATGTATTACCATCGCGTAAATGAGTAGCAGCGTTTTGAGCTTTAGCTAGGTTCATTGTTTTGTTAAGATTATAATTACCACTTGTGGTGCTTATAATAGTGTCTGTCTCTTGATTAAACTGCGGAAACTTATCAACGGATTTTTGATAAGGATCTTGTTTATACTGTTCTAATCTTTTTTTATATTGTTTTTTATTTTTTGGGTCCTGTTGAGGTGTATATACCTGCTTAGCAATAGCAATAGGCCCACCGCTACCATCAGCATTTTGCGTTACCTCTTGGTTAACAGGTTTTTTTGTGCCTTGCGTTATGTTTTGTATTCTAATGTTAAATGGTTCCATATTAAAATTTTACTTTTCTTCCTGATTCGAAATCTATTGAATCTTTTATTCTTTTATTTTCTATTCTGGTTGCCGCGGCTTTACGAGCAGACGCGCTTCGTTTTGCTCTTTGCTTAGCGTCATAATCCGCTCTTTCCTCGGGTGTCATAGCAGCGTAATCAGCTAGTTTCTTTTTTCTGTTTTCTATTCTAGTTTTAGCGGCTTTAATTTTACCCTCAGCTTTTCTTCTAGCTTTACCTTCTGTTTTAACAAATTCTTCCTCTTCTTTTTTAGCGTTAACATCCCAGGTTCTCCAGCCAAGACCTAGCATCATTCTTTGATAAGATGTATTACGGGCGTCAAGTGCTTCGGATATACCGTCTAATTCAGCTAAAGCTCTATCTAGCGGCAGGTTTAATCCAGCAGATGAAAGTGATGCTAATATTTCGTAATTAGGTGATATGTTAAATCTTCCATTTAAAGTAACATCCCAGCCTTGAGCTTCTATTACATCTTTGTCAAACTTCTTAGTTTGAATTGCGCCGTATACTTTCCTCATCTTAGAACCTATAGGTGGCGATACGTTTGCTAGTTCTAATAGTGTATAAGCGTGATCAGCATTATAACCTTTTTTCTCTTCTTTGTAATATCTATTAATAACATTTTTTAATGTTGATATAACAGCGCCTGTTAGTCCGGATCCCCTAAGAATAGTGTCCACCATAGAATTAACAATTCTTTCAGCCTTTGTATTAATGATTCTTTCGTATTTTTCATCATCTTCTTCTTCATCACCAAATCCTGGTATTAACGCAAACAATGAATTTTGCAATGCGCTAAATATAAGGTTTTGCACAAACCCGTAATAAGCTATCTTACTAATATTGGTCTTAGCATCGCCACGGCCGTTTATAAGATCCTGGCCAGCTTTTTTCATTAATCTAGTGTATTGCATCGGCGTGTTTTGAAAAGCCAATATAAGACGCCCTAAATGGCTCGACTGTTGTGCAGACACAAGCATAGGGTCACCTGATTGCTGTGTCTCATCGGATATAGCGCTAAAGTCTTCAAATGCTTTTGCTTCTGCCTCTGCCTGTGATAAACCCTGCTTCTTATAAGTTTTTGTTCTGTTAATTAAAAACGTAGCTCCTCCTGTCGCAATGGCAAAACTATCCGCTATTTGAGTAGGCGTGAAACCTATTTTTAATAAGTATGCAATTACAGCGCTTGCTTTGTCTTTACTGTTTTTAGCTTGGTTAGCTATCTCTTGCTCTTGTACGTCTGATTTTAAACCGCCCCGACGTTCTTTAAGTTTATCGGAATTGAATATCTTCGACCATGCGCTCCAGTAAGCCGGCTGATTAGCAAATGCCAAACCAGCTTTTAACGGATTATTGTCACTCCAATTTACAAAGTTAGCAAATGATAACATCTGCATTGCCGCTGACCTACGGTTAAAGAACATTATAGTACCGACAGAGTTATTAACCCAGTTTAACCATTGTTGCTCGTAAGCGCCAGGTTGTGCCGGTCTGTTTCTGCCAGACTTCATTCGCGCTATAGAGTTTTTTAAAGCGTTTACATAACGAGTACCGTATAAAGCCTCAAGCTTAGTTAAATTTTTTTCGTCAAATATAATATCTACATTATCGTTAAACTCTTGTAAATATTCAGATCTTGTTCCAACCTCGTTTATTTGATTAATATCTTTTAATACAGAGCCCGCTACCCAGTATTCCGCGGGTGATGGCCATTGTTCTTGCTTTGATATTGTTTGAAGACCATCAGCAAACGCTGATAAATCAGGATCATTTGCCACAAGGCTATTTAATTTCTTTTGGTCTCTTTTAGATATACCGGGAACTTCTTGGCCTTGCTGTGTCCATAAATATACACGCACAGCTTGATCAACGGTGTAATCTGTATCGCCAATTTGTTTGCCCAGGCGTTTTTTCATTCCGGGAAACATTTTTAATAATATAGCGAAATCATTTTTAAGAGCTCGTCTAGCTTTTTCCATAGCAGATATACCTCTCATATACGGCACAACCAAATTATCTTCAAAGAATTTTTGATCAGCTTCGCCTTGCTTGCCTTTGCCGGCTAATGCGTATGACGTTAGCCCTCTAAAGTCCTCTGCCCCATACGGTAAGAAAACTTTAAATCTACCTTTCTTAGCACCTTCTTTTCGCGCTCTAATTTTAGAGTATACAGCTTCTGCAGCAACGCCTTTATTACGCTCAATCATTTTATTAAGATCTTGCGATAATCCCATACTCCTTTTCACTCTTGCCTGCTGCACTTTCCCTTTAACGTCAAATACATCAAGCACCTCTTTAACAGCTTTAACATTACCCATGTGATCATCCACAAAGTAAAAATCGTTGAACCCATCCGCGACCTTGCCAACCATCCAGGCGGCTTTTGCGGCGGGTGCGCCGTTAGCAAGTCCAGTTATATTTTCAAGAGGTATCTCTAAGCCTATACCTTTTAAAAATGCGTGTATAGCAACTGCCGATTCTGCAGGTCTAGCAGTTAATACAAATATATTTTTATTACCAAACTTTTCAATCGCTTTTTTAAGCCTTGGGGCAAGAGGGCCTGGTGTACCTTTAACAACCTTATTGAATTCGCTAAAGTCAAATGTTGCTCCTTCAGCGGTTAATTGTTCGCTATTTTTAGCAAACTCTGCAGGTGTTATTTTATATGTCTTACCGTCTTTATTTACAATCACTTGGCTTTTACTGAACGCCAGTGTATCATCAAAGTCATATACACTAATACCTTTAGGGTTCGAGGTGTAAGAACGCTTGCGGGCATTGTTTATAGCTTTTTGCTGTATCGTTATTTTTTTAACTTCAGCTTCAGCGTCTTTTTTAACCTCAGGCTTAAAGCCTTTTTGATTAAAATAATCAGCGTACTGTTGGCCAATAATAGATCCATCTTCTAAAGACTCTAATGCGTATTGCACTTTGCCTCTTGTAGCGAAATTATAATATCTTTTCCACCAAGGTGTTTCGCCTGGCTTATACCCTGCTATCATAACTTGCTGATAACCAGATTTGCCAATCACTTTATCCATTTCAACTGGTATAATAGCAACTTGGTAATCTGACTTTAGCGCATCAAGATCGATGTCTTTATTGCCTTTCACAATAACCTCATACATATGAGCTAACACAACCCGCGCTGGAACACCGTGCTCATACCTATATTTTTTAGTTTCCATAGTAGGTAGTACTGAGCTTCTGTAAGTAACAGGGGCAGCGGATCTTAATGCTGTATTGGTACCAGAGTTTAATGAAGCCATCACCATAGCCTGCACCGCAGCGTCTGCTCCCTTAATACTTTGTAATATTGTTGTTGTGTAATTCCACGCCGCCTCAGCGTTTGCTTTATCAGCTTTTGCGTCAAACTTACCGGTTAAATGTCCCTTAAGAACATTACCTGTTGCGGAATATTTTCTTTTAAGTACTTTGCCTGTATTTAATTCTATCTCTGTAGGTGATATACTTTTTATATTAAACCCAGCTCTATTAAGCGCTTCTATAACCTGCGCTTGACCGGCGTATAAATCTGACCTATGCGTTTTCGAAGGAACCAAAACGCCATCAATCCATCTTCCCACCCTGCCTGAATTAGCAAAAGAAGCCGATGTGAATGCAACAGCGGTTTGTATATCCATAGTTTCTAAAGCGGATTCTACTACAATCCGGGAGCGCTCTACGTTGTTCCAGTCTGTAAACATACTTGAAACAGAATCGTAGGCATTAGTCATTGCTGTAATGGTCGATTGGCCATCTATATCTGCCGCAATATCATTTAGGTAGTCTTCAAATGTTTTGCCCTCTGCTTTAAGCTCTGATTCAAAATCAGGTGATAAAGGTTTAAGCAATTTAAAAAATTGTTTACCTATAGACTTGTGCTGCTCTTTTGAAAAATCGGGATATACATTTTTAACAGCTCTAGTTATACTGGCTTCAGTATATTTGCCGCCCATTAAGGTTCTCAGCTGGTTAAAAAATTCAGCTCTATTAAGTTCAAATTTATTAAATTCAGTTGGCGATAAACTAGATATAGAATATTTACGTCTACCAATTTGCGTTTCAACTTCTTGTATAGCTGCTTCGTTTTCTAAGCCTTCTGCTCTTAACACGTCAGGCAACTCGTCTTTAAGCATTTGATCAGCAATAACCTCAGCTAAAGATACTTTCCTCGCGTTACGTACATTGGTAGGTCTATCATTTGCTTTTAGATATTCAGTACCTTCTTTCTTTACCTCTGCACTATATGGTTTTTTAATACGCAGCTTATTATTAGCGTATATGTTTTTTATTTTTTTAGCTTGGCTTTCGCCGCGATCAATTGCATCGTTGTATGCTTTAACCTCATCAACGGACATTGGTATTTCTTTTCCGTTTTCATCTAAAGCGGTTTCTATTAAGAACGGGAATCTAGCAGATACCTGATCAACCGTCATCAGATTATATATAGATTGGAAATTAGCATCTACAAAAGAATCATAGTTAGCGCGCTTGTCTTTATTACCAACTTTAGTAGAGTTATTCCAGTTAGACGCTCGGTCCATCATGTCTCTAATCTGGTTTACAAACATAGTCCTACCGTCTTTAAGTAGCGCTTGTCTAAAACCAAAATCAGCAATATTGTATTTACCAGTAGCCCAAAGCTTTTTAACTTTTTCAGCAAAGGAAGTAGAAAACGTTTCGTCTATTGTAGATATTTTATTATCATCACCAATAATAACTATTTCATCCGCTGCTTTTTTAAATACCTTTTTCTTTTCTTTTCCTTTACGTGTTTTTTTCGTAATCTCTTGCTCTGCGCTTTCGTCGCCAACAAGCTGTTTTTTACCTGGCTCGGAAGGGGCTGCTTCAGTAGTAATTTCTCCAAATCCTGGAGTTTTATTAATTACCCCTTGTAGCCTATTGTCTATTTGGCCAAATATATACGTACTAAGCTTTGTACCACCCTCGGGGTCGTATGATTTTATTAAGAAAGGTATACCGTCATCTCCCTTTTGAATACCTGTTGCGGCTCTATTTATTATTTCATCTTTGAGCTCATCGTATCTAGGGACTTGATCTCTGGATTTCATTCTGTATGCTACATATGTAGCGTATTGTTCACCAACCAAAAATCCAATACCTAGTTTAGTATCGTCATCAACGGCGTCCCATTGTTCTTTTGTAAAGTTGGGTGTGCCATCGGGGTTTATTTTTAAATTTAAACCATAAAGCCCAGCCGCTTCATTAAAGGCTTTGTTACCATCTTGGAACATGCCATCTTTATTTTCTTGAGTAAACTTCTCAGGTGCCGTAATTGACTTTGATTTTTTACCTTTAATGCCCTCACCTGCTTTTATTTTAGCTAATGATAGTTTTGATAGCTTACCTTTTTGAAAATTCTTTTGATAATTTATAATAAAATTAAATACCTCCTGACCAGAATCAAATGTTTGTTTTGTGCCTAGCCTACCTCGTAATAACCTGCTTATAAATCTACCTACACTTTGCCAAAAGCTTTCGCCTAGCTTACTAACATCTTGTCCAAGTTTTAATTTAGTACCAACAATATCAGAAAACGCTGTAAAAAACTCGTCCATATGTACCGTGTCTATATCCGAGTAATTTAGCTTTAGCTGCTTTTCAATGGCTTTTAATAAACCATTCTTTTTAAGTATACCTTTAAATTCTGTTAATATTCTAGTTTGCAACTCTGTCGGCTTGCCATCGTTTGTAAATTCAGCCTTTAGTATTTTGTGCAAGAGTTCGTGCGACGCCACTGAAATTTGGCTATTCTCCGCGGCTACATCCAACATTATAACAATCTTGCCGTCTTCCTCCATAAAACCATTGCTAAACAAATCTTTACCTTTATACTTCTTAGCGATAGCTTCAGCCTTATTTTTAAGGACGACCACACCATCATTGCCGGCTACTTTTTTGAGAAACTTAGTGTCTTTATATATTTCTGCTATATTTTCACCTTTGGCTAATTTTTTCTGTGCTTGGTTTAGTTTATCTATTTGAGCTTCTAAGTCGCCTTGCAGCCCTTTGTCTAATTGACTTTTTTCTGTTTCTAGCTCATTAATTTTTAATGAATTTCTAGCCATTTTAACATATGTATCGGGATTTAACTCGATCATATATTCAGGTACTTTTTTGTTTCCAAAAGAAAACTTTACAGCATCGGCATCTTTTAATATTTGATTTGCTTGCCGGCGTGTAATTTGGTTTTCATTAACCAAATAATCAAGTCTTGTAGAAGCCCCTTCTGTATCTGCGCTAACGGTCATTAAATCCATTAACTTATTAGGATTATACTTATAGCTAACCCCCGATATACCACCGGATAGCCCACCAACAGCTAAAGACAATATTGATGTTTCCACAAACTGCTCTAAAGTATATTCTGTTTCTAAAATATCTTTACCCGCTCTAAGATTGATGTCTGGGTTAACAAGAAATGTTTCACCTAATTGTTGTACGTTTTCTTGCACAACTTCTTTAACGCCCTCTGCGGCAAACAGCCCACCTGTTTTTTTATTAAATACAGATTGTACTGCTCTTGAAAATTCATTTTTAACAGCAGCGTATGGATTTGCTTTGCCTTTCTTAGCCGTATTATAAGCTGTTGTTAAACGTTTATATACATTATTCTTAGGATCAAACAATCTACCTAAAAGCTTTTGCTGTGGAACCTTAGGGGCTAACGGCCCTGTAAGTGTATATAGCGCGGCCATTTCAGCACTTGCTATTCTAGCTAGCTCATCGGCGTCCTCTGTGGACATGTTAGCATCCAAAGCTGCTCTCATAGTATTGTTATAACCATGAGAAGCTCCGTATAAACCTTGGAACATTGTAGCATTTATAACTTCGGGTGAAGCTTTTACTTTCGGCATTTTAATACCAAAGGTTTCTGTATTTTTAACTAAATAAGCTCCTTTGTTTTTACCCGCTTGAGCTCTTTTAGCATACCTGGCATACTCAGCAGCGGATTTAAATCTGCCTAATTTACCAGCCTTAGCTAGCATATTTAAAGATGCTTTTGCTCTCGCTGCGCCTACCGCTGTTCTAGCTAGCCCAACGCCTTTAGGTCCTGCTACTTGAAACCCTAAGCTGCCAACAGTTGTTCCGAATATTTTGCTTGAGCCTCTTGCGCTTATGTGGTAATCTTCTTCTCCGTTTTCTTGTAAAAAATTACTTAGCTTTTCATAATCTTTTGAGTCTAGTATTCTGCTAATCTCTTTTTCGGCTTTAGTATCCCAAATCTCGCCATTTTCACCTAATATATAATTTCTACCGTCAGTATAAACAGCCTCTAAGCCGTTTGCGTAGCGGTAATCCATTGTGCTAATTTCATTACGTCTGCGTAAAGACCTAAGTGCAGACTGATTTTCAGACCATGTATCAAACCCTATTAAGTCTGTTACCCACAAACCAAAATCAACTGATTCTTGACCAAACCCCTCTATAGCGCTTATAAATGGGTTAAAAACAACATCAAATCCCTTTCTAACTATATTTCTATCCTTGTCTTGCTCGTAATCCGCAAGATTTTTTTTGCGAACAGATTCATTATATGCAGCTAAATTTTTTTGGTTTTCCTCAGACCAACTATATGACTCATATAAAAAGTCTTTATTGGGTAATTTTACATAAGCATCTTTGCCTTGCTTATTTGTATTGTATTGATCAATGTCAAAAGCTATATTTTCAATTTCGTCTATTGTATCAGCATCTTTATATAAGTCAGGATTGCTTTTAGCGTGCTGTAGCGCCGCCTTTTTGCGATTACGTCTATTTACATGCTCGTTATACTCGACTAGCATAGTAAATAATTTGTCCTCCTCTAAAGCATTCTCTTCAAGATCCGAATATGTTAATGTTTCTTGATCAAACATGCCTTGCTGCTCATAATCAGTAATAGCTTCGTCGTAACCATTTCTAGCTAAGTAGCCTTGGAAATCAACTTTATTTATTGACTCGGGTAGATTTGGGTAATACTTGTCAGTGAAATTTGTAGTCTTGCCTTTATTATAAGCGTAATTATCGTAAGCAATATCTAAATCTTCTTGCTTTATTGTTTCGTTTACAAAAAAGTTAATATCTTTTTCCTCTACATAAAGAGGATTTTCAATTTCACGGCCGCGCTTGTTGCTTTTTGTTTTTGCTTGCCCATAGTTATAGAGCTTCCAAGCCGTTGCTTCTTCTGGTGTTGGTTCTTCCCAGCCTATTCCTTTTCTTTCGTTGCGAGTTCCTTCTGATAAAATTATTTCTTTTTTACGCGTAGCCCCTGTTATTGGGTTATAACCTTCGCCGCTTTGGTATATTTTAAGTAAACCATCTGCGTTAGGCAATTTAAATCCATCAGCTCTTTGTTGTGATTCCAATAAACCAGGATCCAAGTCTAATTCCGTACTCTCTTGTGGCTTCGCTATTATGGATGCCCTGCTTGGTGTTGCTACTGGAGTTACAGGCGCATCCGTCCCCGCAACCCCGGTTTGAAAATCATCTTTTAAGTCGCTTTCCCAGCCAAAATCACTCGCCCATTCCTCAACGCTAATCCCAAGGCTTTCCGCGTTTATAGTAGCCTCTTCGCGTGTGATACTTTTGTCACCTTTTTTAAATCCGCTCATATTATATTATATTTAATAAGTTGAATACCCGCTAAAAATTAAAGCTTCTTCTTTTGTCATTGGATCTGTTACATCTAAACGAACGCCATCGTCATTACGAACTTCATATAAACCGTCTTTGTTTACTACTAAAAACTGGTTGGTTTTTCTTCTAACTGGTATACCTCCCTTAATAGTTTTACCTTGTCTAATAGTGTCTGCAAATCCTATATATTCTTGCGTACGCCTAGACTCTTTTTGATTGCTTATTTTTGCTTGTTTACCATTTGCCGCTGCACCGCGTGCTGCTTCGCTTGATATTTTTACAAATCCATTAACCAGCTCTTGCGAAAGATTAGGGTCATCTAATAATGGTATTAAGGTTTCAAAATTCCCAAAGCTACTTAGTTTATCAGCTACAATTGATTTCATCGCCTCCGGGTTATTTAACGCGAAAGCTTTTATCCTATCTTCAAACATTTTTTGCTTGGTAGCGTCATACGAACCAGAACTATAAATAGGGGTAAATAGATCGTTATATTCTATAGCCTGCTGATAAGCTTGCTTAAAAGGCATTTTAATGTCTTTATAATCTATACCTTTACCTTCTTTATCTTGGAATACTAATTGACCGTTTTCTTTAAGGCTAAGAGGCGCTCTGCCTGTAAAGACAAGGCCCGCCATGCTAGATTCGTACTCACTGTTTCCTTCAGATTGATCTTTAACAGACTCGGAATAATTAACTTTTGAGTCTTTAAAACCGTCAATTTCTGCCTTAGCTGTTGCTATAGCGTTTTTTTCATTATTCATAATATCAAGCTGCTCCATGTATTCAGGAGTGCCTGGGGTGAAATTAACTATAGCGCTAGCTGCGGCCGCGTACCTATCTTTTACACCCATTAAAAAATTGTTAATTTCTTTTTGGTTTTGCGGTGATAAAGCAGATACATCAACATTTGAATTAAACGTTTGCAGATAATTTTTAACCTCTGCGTTTCTAGCCCGAGATCTAGCTTCTCTTTGTTCCGCGGCCTGTTGCAAAACTTTCATTTGTCGGTCTATGCCTTTGTTCATTGAACCGGCTATATCAACAAAGCCGCCAGCTTGTCGCATAGCGCCTTCGCCACGTATTAAGCCTGCGTCTGCGGAATAACTTATACCTTGTTTCTTTGCCATAATTTAATTTTTTACTGTTGGCCGGTTACTGATGCACCGCCAAATCCAAAACCTCCATCTGCGCCACCTCCAATTCCAGAGGCCGCGGCTCCTGCTAAATCTCCTATGCCACCCATAATAGACTGCGTAGCCTGTGCCCTTGCTGCTTTAGCTGCTCCTAACCTTTGTTGAGCCATGCCTAATTGAGTGCCTGTTTTCTTATATTCTAATCCTCTTGCTGTTTCAGCCCCGCCAGCTTCAGCCATCTGTAGGCTCCCGGCCATTTGCGCTTTTGCCATTTGGTTAGACCTTTCTTGTTGTCCTATGCTTGCTGCGGCTTGTGCTGCTCCTTGCGTTTGTTGATTAGCCATAGCTTGCGCCAATGCAGCTATGCCAGATCCGCCAGCTGCGCCAGCCATTTGATCCATAATATTAGCTTGCCCCTGTTGCTGTGCTTGCAATTGAAACTCCGCTGCTCTTTGGTCAACCGTTAGGTCTTCCATAGTGTTTTCTAAGTTAGCATACAAGTTAGATGTGTCAAGTTCAGCGTATTGATTTTTAAACATATCGTACTCCTCCTGAGCCGCCGCTTCTTCTCTTTTTCTTTTACCACTACCTATAATACCGCCAGCTATGCCGGTAAGTCCTTTTACCGCGCCTCCAATTGCCATTGCTGTTGCTACTCCTGCCATAGTTTTTCTTTTTTATTATATTCCTCAAGGGTTATAGAATACAAAGATTCTTCAACCTCTTTCATATCTTTAGTGTTCGTGGGGTTTTTATGTACATTTATAAATAATGAATCTTCTAAAGATAGTATTAATCGTTTTGCTCCTTTTATAGATTTTTCATAACACGGAGCTATGTGTTCAACCTCCTGCCCGTCTGTTGTAACTAGTATTCTGCCTTTTAACAAAAACCAAAAATGCTCTGTATGATGTATCGCGCTTATCACCACGCATTCTGCAGGCATATACATTTTGCGCATGTAAAGCTGATCCGCAAACTCGTTTTCGATGCGAAATATATCGTTATTAACTAAGTTTTTACCATCACCAAAAACGTTTTCTAAATGGTTGTTTTCAATCATTGTGTTTTGCAAGCTTTCAAGTTCGCCAACAAAGCTACTTAATTTATTATTATTAGATTCAATTTTATTTTTTAACATATAATTATTATTACATGTTATTTACTGCTCTCAAATATCTCTGAGCCTACAGAAAACAATTCTGATTTGTTTAATGAATCGTTTCTAAGTTCAACTTCTGCAAAATATCCTAATATACCACTTGTATTAACTTTATTATCTTTAGTAAATAATATAAACGATGCAGCTGTTGGCCTAACCGTTTGCGGAGCTATGTTACATACAATTGTATTTGCCCCGTGGTTTATTGACACCACATCACCTATTTTCACAACGGTTGTACCCATTGGATCGTTAGTGTAATATAGTATATCTCCAATTTGTACAGATACTTGTATAGGGCTGCTAAATGTTAATGTTATTTGATCCATATTATGGGCATTCTATTGTTGGATTAAGAGCGGGTGGATTTCCATCGCCTGATATTAATGAAGGTGCCGGGACTACTCGGGCGCATTGCCCTGTAACAACCCCTCCCGCGAGCACTGTATCTTGTGTAATTGTACCAGTGTCGCAATCAGCATATTCATACACAGAATCTACAGCGCTTTGTGAATTGTCAAAATCAAATGTAGCGCATGTATACGTCTTAGTGATGTAAGTATCGATGTCATCCGTAAGCGAGTAGCTCATATTCTGTACACCTGTAAATGGCGAAGTAATATCAACTCTAAGTGTTAAATCAGAACTTCCTAAATTTAGTAGCTTCGCTCCTTGGGTTATTGTAAAATTACCATCGGCTTCTGTTTTTGTAAAATCGGAATCAACTAAAGAGTTGGTGGCTGTCCATGATATAGTGAAGCCTGCTACAGGCGAAATAGTAATATCATGCGTCAAGCTGCCGCTTTGTGTAAAGTTATAACTAGCATCCAAAGGCAATGGCGTAGGGTTAGTAACTGAAATATCAGTATCGCCCGAGGTTATTGTTCCGCTTAATTGAATAGAAGTAATAACTCTTCTTTGGAAAACTATTGGATTAGGCTGATTAAAATCAGGGCTTAAATCCGTTCCGGGAACAACAAATGTTAAATTATGTGTTTGGGTCGATGTTACCGCTGGGAATGTTATAGGTACAAGCTCTTGGCCAGACGGTAATATACCTGTAATAGCATTTGTGCCGTTAGAAAAAGTAGCACCATTATCTATTGTTAAAGAATAATCTGCCCCTTGAACACCTGTTATAGCTAGATTCCTAATCGTCTGCGTAGCTGGAACCGTTGTATTTATTGAATACCCAGTTACATATTCTAAAATAATTGGTATTTCAATAGCATGAGCGTATACGTCTATTTCATCACCGCTATGATTTACAAAAGGATATGTGTAGTCTGCATTAACTCTTATAGCGGTTAATCTATTATTTGAATCAAATACAGATGCTGAAGTATATAGATTGTAATCAGTAGGGTCGCCAGTTCTAAGAGATATAGTTGGGGTAGATTGAAAGTAATAACCTGTGTCTGCTTGTATAAGCTGCGATAATATTTCTTCTGTGCTTTCAGCAGGGCCTGAATTAGAATAGCTAACAGTGCTAGTCAACGGCGTGGCATTTTGTGTATCATAAAACACATCGCCATCTATTGTCACCCCAAGTTCTTGAGCCGCTCCACGCATACATATTTTTATATCAAGATTGTAGTTAGGCATAGTTGCTGTTGTTACAAAAACTACTGTCAATATAACGTTTTCGCCATCTTGCGTAAAATAAGAACCAGGTACATCTACCTCTGGGTTTGATGAAACAACCGTAAAATTACTTGCTTCAATCTCGTAACCCTGATTGGGCACTATTGTTAATACAGCCTGAGGAGCAACGCTGCTTATTAAACCTCCGCCTGGTATTACAAATTCTTGCGATGTTACCGTAAAATTATCTATTGCTACTATATTACTCATTATGGTATTGGATTTACGGGTTGACCTGTATATATGTCAATTGTTATTAAAGTTCCGGTTGTAAATGCCGTACAAAGTATTTGTTGCGCGTTGCCGTCAAATACATTAAACCAAAGAGCGGTGCCGTGACAATTAGCGGTTGTAGTACCAGTATTAAATGTACCACATTCCATAAAAAACGTAATCTGACCATTGCTTGAGTTTTGCGCTAATGTCTGGGCATCTGCTTCACTTATTTTGAAAGCACTATATCTATCGCTTGTGCTTCTAACCTGTCCTTGTGGCGTATAGTATTTTTCATTTCCACTTGGTGCGCCTAAATCAGGTGTTGGATTGCCATCACTATCAACATAGCTTGAGCCACCGCCACCTGTGTTGGAAATATGAACTCTACCAATTTCTACAGCGTTACCGGAATCCGCTGCTGCGAATATATTAAATGTGCCCCTGCTGCAATTATGACTGCCTGAAGCTGGAGATGCGCATACCGTTGTCTGTACCCCAGTGCTAGGGTCAACCCAGACCCCTTGTGGTTCGTTAGTAGAAACATACCTACCTACTATGTCTAAGTTAGTTAGCAAATTAGCTAAACCTTCTACGGTTACATTTTGTGTAGCTGTATTAGGCGGATTATCCGGATCGCTTACAACCAAATCAAAAGAGTATGGTTGGGCATCTGGAACTGTACCTGTTACAACAGCGGTCCCGTCTCCGTTATCAGTAAGTGTCAACCAGCTTGGTATATTACTTGAAGTTATAGTTAACTCTGCTCCAGTATGATCTGCGTCAGCTACTCCGACATTATAAATATACGTATCACCTATAGCATACGCTGTAGTTGGTGGAGTTGTTGTAAAGTAAGGAATATCCGCGACTGGATCAACCGCAATTGTAACTGTACCAACATTGCTTACAAGTTGTGATCCATTAAAAGTATCAGTTGCCGTAAAGTTAAATGCTCCAGCGTCACCGTTAAAGTTTGCGTTTGGAGTAAAAGTAACAATGCCGCCATTTATAGTTAATGCACCGTTATTTGTGTTATCCGATGTAATATCATACGTAATAACCCCTGCTGGTATATTATTGTCTGTAGTTAAATTAGCAAGGTCAATTGTCGGACAAGTAGTACAATCTTCTATAGAGGTTAAACTTCCGTTCACAACGTAGGGCGCAACCCTTGCTACAAAACAAGATGGGTCAACTTCAACATGCAAAACAAATGAACTTTGAGTGTCCCCTGATATTTCTGCACGCCCGATACCTTGCATTGAAAACTCTGCAGCATCTAAATTGTTATCTAAATTAGTGCTAAATTGCGTGCCAATACCTTTTATGTAATTAAAGTATTTACCTTCTTTATCCAAAAACTCTTTAACACTACCCTCTTGGAGATTTGTTTGTATTAAACTTGTATACCAGCCAGGTGTAAACACCTCGCTTGTTGGGTTATAATTTGGATTAGCTTGTAATTCAGCTAAATTAAATGTTTGCTCTTCTGGTTTTCCTTCTACCTGGTATCTATATTCCCTAGACTCTGTGCCTGAATAATTTAATGTTTTATATTTTTTAACAATATTTGGCTGGTCATTTATTAAGAATCTAATCGAGCTATCATATTGAACACCATAAAAATTATTTCTTGTAGCGCTTGTTGCCCCGTGCTCCCAAATCTTACCGTTTTTAATACTGTAATACTTGTTATTTAAGGATATAGCCCCTTCAGGTATAAAATCTTTACGAGAAGTCCAGCCTTTAACGTCTTCTTTAAAGGAAACAGTGGTCCCAGCCTGAGTTAATGACGGATTGAAATAATTGAGTTTAAGCTTATCTTTCCATTCATCTGTAAGATTATTAAGCGTAAGGTTATAAACGTCCTTATCGTCGTCATATGAGCCTAATAATACGCTTGATGAGTGTAAGTTATCAGCAAAGAAGTCACGCATGTTGGCTGCTGAAATTTCTTCTAGCCCATTACGCGATAACCTTAAAATAACACCTCTATTTTTATCAGTAAAATATGCTCTAAACCCATAGGTAGCAAAGCTTTCTGGGTTTTTAGATATGCCATATTCACCAACAAAAGGTATCGCTTGTCCTAACACAGCCGTATTACCCACAATGTTTGTATTCCCATCTGCATTAAACAACGCGTCTTTATTCGCTAGCACCTTAAGAACTTTATCTTCACAGAAAGCAATTAAGTCCGTATCTCTTGAGTGCAACTTTTGAACACTTGTATAATACGGGTTTAAATCTTTAGTTATTGGTTCTGCAGCTATAAACTGGTTTAATCTATTAATACCAGAAGTGGAATTAAATATTTGCGAGAATATTAAACCCGTGGCTTTTGTTTCTTCGCCATACGCTTCGTCTAAAACAGTTGAAACAACAGGACCTTTGTCTATACGTGTTGCATTAAAATCATCACGTATACGATCAGATTCTACACCTTGCCCAAAAGAATAGCAATTAAACCAATCTAGTTTTTGTAATGGCTGGTGAGCAGCCATGGGAGTGCCTGCATTTTGTATTTCATATATATCGCTAGCCGAATAATATAAGTCTAAATCAACAGCTTCCTTTGGGTAAGTTTCAAATATAGCAGGATCGTTAGATGTGTATGTATCCGCATCTACCGCATATAGTCTTAAAAATTCTACACCTGTTCTTGTTGGATTTGCTTGGCCAGTATTAATAGGTGGTAAACCCACAGACGTGGCTATAGGTTTATCTATTTTTATATTCCATCTTACAACTCGTTGGCTACCATATTTACCAGAACCATGTCTACCAGTTCTTCTGCTAGCAACACAGTACGCTGAGCGATAGCTCATTGTTATATTGTAAGTATGAGAATCAAGCTCTTTGTCTGGATCGTCTGTAATTCTAAATATACTACCCGCTGTGTCCAACGATTTAGCAAAACCTATATGATGGCCAGCGCTTGGTTGATTAGTTGGCCAATTCCACCAAATGCCTTGTCTATTATAAAAAGCCTTCTTTTGTTTCCAAGGATTACCAAATCCGTGAAATGATATGGTTAAATTTCTTTCGCCAACCACAATACCTTTTCCTTGATATGGTCGATCGTCTTGGTTACCCCGCTGATATTTAAGATCACTACCCGCTCTTCTTTTTACATTTAATGGAGATGATTTATCCCAAAACCATCCTTTACTATTATCCGGAGCTGTATCTCTCCAGAAACTACTCTTACC